TTCCTGCGCCAATTGTAAGACTGTTACTACTTGTAGTTGTATATCTATCTCCAGCTGAACCTTGTGGCCCTTGTGGTCCTTGAGCACCAACCCCTTGTGGGCCTTGAGCGCCTTGCGGTCCGGTTACACCTTGCGGTCCCTGTGGCCCCTGTGGGCCTTGTGGTCCTTGTGGTCCTTGAGCACCTTGTGGTCCAGTTACTCCTTGTGGGCCTTGTGGTCCTTGTGGTCCTTGTGGTCCTTGAGCACCTTGTGGTCCTTGTGGTCCTTGAGCACCTTGTGGCCCAGTGGGACCTGTAGCACCCTGTGGTCCCTGTGTGCCCACACCCTGTGGCCCTTGCGGTCCAGTGGGTCCTTGTGGACCAGGAACTGAACTATCTGCACCTGAAGGGCCTTGTGGTCCTGTGGGTCCTTGTGGTCCTTGACTTCCTTGTGGTCCGGTACCGCCAGGGCCCGGAATTCCTTGTGGTCCAGTTGGACCTTGTGGTCCTAAGTTACCAATTGGACCCTGTGGTCCCTGTGGCCCCTGTGGTCCTATAGGTCCTTGTGTTCCTTGTGGTCCCTGTACTCCTATACCAGTAGGTCCTTGTGGACCTTGATTTCCAATTGGACCTTGTGGTCCTTGTGGTCCTTGAGCTCCTATACCAGTAGGCCCTTGTGGTCCTTGAGCTCCTGCTATTCCTTGTGGTCCTTGTGGTCCCTGAGCTCCAATACCTTGTGGTCCTCGTGGGCCTTGTGGCCCTTGTAATCCAGTAGGCCCTTGTGGTCCTTGTGCTCCAGGAACACCCTGTGGTCCTTGAACTCCGCTAGGACCCTGTGGACCTGATACTCCAGATGGCCCTTGAGCTCCACTGGGACCTTGTGGACCTGATACACCAGATGGTCCTTGTGGACCTGATACACCAGATGGCCCTTGTGGGCCTTGTGGGCCGCGAGGTCCTTGTGGGCCGACTGCTCTAACGCCGTTAGAATAAAAATAATCAGTCGCAAATACACCGTTAGGTGCAAATATCACTACATTGGATATTCCCCTAACACTACTAGCAATATTGCCGTTATTATATACAACAACATTACTGTTACCATTTATTATCTGAGTTCCGCCAGGTAATCCACTTAATAAAGCACCGTTTCCTAAAAAGTAACTTGCAGCAACATTGCCGCTAACTGTTAATAAATTTGCCGGCTTTTGAAAAGTAAATCCAGAACTGCCTGACATTTGCCCGGCATCATTGAATTGTACTTGTGTATTTGCACCCGCGGCAGCAGATACAATAAATGTTTGACCTGCACTCAAATATCTAATATCAACTTGAGGATCTGTGATTCCAAGATTAGCGGTGAATGTTATAACATTTGCATTTACAGTATAATCTACGTTTGGCTGTAAGAAATCATTACCTTTTACAACAAGCAATCCTACTGCTGTAGTAGAATTTGTCAAAGGATAAGATGCACCGTTATTTCCTGTGATTAATTGCTGACCGATTAACCCAGCAACTGGTATCCAGTCTGTACCATTATAATACTCAATTATTGTTGTGTCACTGTTATATCTGGTTGCTCCTGGAGTAGTAATGCCTGATCTATCACCTGTAGTTCCAACAGGTAAGCCAAGTGCTCCTGCTGTTTGTATATTAACTAATTTAGTAGTACCTGGAGCTAAATTAATGTTTGCTGTAGAATCGATAGACGATATCGTATTGCCACTTAATCTAATTCCGCCAGCATTCGTTACATTAATGTTTGCGCCAGGAATTGGTTGCAAATTGCCTAAGTATGTATTTTGTATACCACCGCCGGCCCATAATGTTGTACCAAAGGTACCGCTATAGTTTACAGTTAATCCGTTTGCAGTTAAGTTGCCGGTAACAATAACATCATTACCAAAAAATGCCGATCCGTTTACATTTAAATTGCCACCGAAATTTCCGTCACCATTGGCGCTTACATTACCACCGAAATTTCCGTCACCATTGGCGTTTACATTACCGCCAAAATTACCGTCTCCGTTGGCATTAATATTTCCACCAAAATTACCATCGCCGTTGGCGCTTACATTACCACCGAAATTTCCGTCACCATTAGCACTTAAGTTGCCACCAAAGTTTCCATCACCATTGGCACTTAGATTACCGCCGAAATTGCCACTGCCGTTAGCTTCAACGTTTCCACCGAATAAGCCACTGCCGTTAGCTTCTACATTTCCCCCGAAGAGACCACTGCCGTTAGCTTCTACATTTCCCCCGAATAAGCCACTGCCGTTAGCTTCTACATTTCCCCCGAATAAGCCACTGCCATTAGCCTCAACGTTTCCACCAAATGATCCGCCGCCGTTAACATTAATGTTACCGGATAGGCCGCCACCTTCACTGATAAGGTCTGCTATGTTGGCCCATATACGTGCGCCATCGACGTTACCTGTTAATACATAAGCATTACCAGCTGGTAAACCTAAGTCTGGTTCAGTATTTTGTAGATCCAGGTATGTATATCTGCCTGGGTCTGCATTGGCACTGGGAGTTTTTAGAACTCGACCGCTTACAATGTTATCACTGATTTTATTAGACATATTACTTGGTTTCTAATAGACTTAAAGTTAATTTAAGAGCAGCATTAGCACTTGCATTTGCTGTAAAACTTTGACCTGCTGTTAAAACTAGTTTACCTACTAATACACCAACTGCATCATTGATCGGTACACTAAAATTTTTAACTAACTCTGTAGTAACACTGGTTCCGTCATAATGACTGGCTGTTACTCTTTCTGTGGTATTACCCACATTTGTTACCTGTGCCATTAATATAATGGTAGACGTAATAGGCGGAGCTGTGTAAATTATTGTATTTCCGCCAGTTATTAAATTAGCAGTTACAGTTCTAAACGTGTTAATAGGGGTTGCCATTTTTTAATTATCCTTCAATTGATAGAATGTATGGAGTCATAACTGCAAACAAACTTCTGTTAAAATCATCGCCTTCTATAGTACCGGTTGCTCGCACTACTGTAAGCCCAGGACCAATTCTAAAATCTCCTTTTTGATCAGTACTGGTCCAATTAACTCTACCATAATTTGTTTCTCGAACTTCATTTTCTGGTTTAGGTATACCGCCGTATTGAGGTAACGCAGTTGCTGGATCGGTTCCGGCACCAACATATTCCATAGTATGAGCACTGGCACTAATAGTACTGACTTGATAACCTGTAACCGATGTAGTATTTGATATAACATTGCCTGTATTTGTGCTAAATCTAGACGAAACATTTACATTCCATACGTTGCCGTATGTATTACCAAACAAAGCAGTAACATTACTGAAAGTGGTAATAAAGTACATATTAGTATCGCCATTAAATAATAGTCCATTATTGGTTCTTGGCGGTGATGATACATTGGCAATATTACAGCTAGTTTCACCAACTTGTATATTGCCTAATGCATTTCCAGTAAATTCACTACTGATACCGTCGGACCATAAACCTACATTACCAATACCACAATCACTGCCATTTAATGTTAAGAAACTGCCCGATTCAACTTTAACACCTGTTTCGCAGGCAATGGTATATACATTAACTGATTGACTATATGCTCTATTCACCATTACTAGACCAAAGCCGCCGCGGTTAATACTGGTAATAAATCCTAAAATCATTGCTCTAGTACTGAATACACCTGTATTTAAACTACCGTCTATGTAAACTGTGGTGCCAGTTGTTGTAAAACTTGTTACGTTTTGAATGTAAGGACTTACTGTCACTACACCTGCGCCTGTTGGTGGAAAACTAAATGCTTTACCTGTATAATTCCTTACAGTAACTCCCCAAACGTATGTTCCATTATTCATATAAAACATGTCGCTAGAAGTGACCGATGGTTGAATAAACACACTACGAACATCATCGCCTACTATAGCAACGTTTGCTGGCATAGTAATTGGCATCGCTTCTGTGTAAGTTCCGCTGGCCACTTTAACTGCTGTACCAGATGTTGCAATGGCCATTGCGCCGGCAATGGTCAATTTTGGAGTGGCCATACTTCGGCCATCATTGGCATCATTTCCATTTTTGGCTACATATAAGACATTGTCAAACGTACTATTAGCAACAGTCAACACGGGACTGCCGCCCGAAGTAACTTGAGCAGCATTTAGTTGATTAATATCAATTTCTGTATTTTTAACTAATCGTCCCATATAATATATCTTTTAAACTGTTGTAAATGTTAAAGTCATTGAAATAGCATTATTAGCATTTGCTCGAGCATATAACTCATCGCCGTTTTCTAAAAATAATCTTTCCGAATCAGCCACATATGTGTCTCCTGCAAGAACTGTAACATTACTATAAAGAACATTTATGTTCGACGGACTGTTTCCGCTGGATACTGCCCATAAGCTGAAAGTAGCATTAGTAGTTGTCGAATAATTCGCAAAATAAAAAGTTAATGCTGCGGTCGATCCAGAACTAGAATAGACGCTTGATGTAGTTGTTGATATGTTTGAGCTTTGTAATGACATATTTTATCCAAAAATTATTCCATATTTTCTTACGCTGATGTTTGTAGTTAACTCAGAACTTTGTACTCCTGCATTAACAAAAACACCACTTCCCCCCACGCCCACATTACTGGCTGTTATAACAACATATCCAGTTTCTCCTGCGGGCTGGTCGCTTAATTTTTCTATCTTCGTAGAATAGCTAGTTAGTATGGGACCTTGTGTAATACCATTGTTGGCTATCCATTGGTCGGCATAACTGCCAGTTTCGTCCCAATATAAACCAACGTTAGCTTGATTACCCCTATTGTTTTTAATACCACTTATTCCCGACCTAGGACTTTCGCTGGTAGTTAAATTGGCATTTAAAGTTAAAATTGGATTAATAGTGTCGAATGCTTGGACATTAGAATATATTCCAGTTACTACTAAATTACCGTCAACAAATAAAGTATTAGTGTTGATGGCAACATTGCCCAATGGGTTGCCATCATTTTTAAATGTTGTAATGGTATAATCACCGGTATTAATTCTTTTAGTTGCAGCCATACTAAGTCTCGTTTAGAGTATTTATTCAAAATAAAGATTAACTCTTTTTCAAAGAAAAAAATAGGCTGTTCCCAGCCTATTTTTGGAGTAAACTTAAAATTAATCAAGCATTATCTACACGAACAAGAGTTACTGCTTGCCATGCTGGTTGTGAATTCAATACTGTTACACCATCAGAATATGGTGTACCTAGGTAGTAACGCCATTTTGTATTATCCCATTCCGAAACAAATTTATTGCTGATTCGTGAAACGTTGAATTGTTCTGTTACTGTACCTTGAGCTGTACTCACTGTTTGCGTTGCACAACTAACAGTGACATTAGTTGCACTGTTTACCTCAACAATAGTAACATTTCCAGTTAGTCCTGTACCAGAAAGTTGATGATCTGTGCTTGGAGTGCTGTAACCAGATACGTTAGCTCCGGTCCATGTTACATAGGCAAATGCTCTGTTATTGGTATATGCGCCGCCACCTGTTCCAATGTTAGCAGTGTTAGCCCCAAGAATAGTTGCCACATTTGCTAGTATGGTCATTGTGTTTGCAGTAGTTAATTCACTTGCAATAGCATTTACTAACGAAGCAACAGTTGTATTTGCTTCTGAAGAATTATTAACTTCAAATTTACGCATGCCTTTTTGGAAGATAATATAACCTGTATCAACTGCACCGCCACTATCTCTAAGAAAACTGCAACGAATAGTTGGCACTGTTTGATCGAGATCACCACCAGTGCCACCAATGTTTGTGCCATTGATCTGTGTTGGACTTACAAAGCTGTCTGTAACAATGCTAGCACCGGCTTCATAACCAGGTCCGCCAGTTCTTGTATGTTGTATTTTTAATTTTGCCATTTCATTTATTCCTTTATGTTAGCGTTCTAGGCTACCCGGAGTGGCTCTCACGAGAATCATAGTACACTAATATTTATCGTATAACCAACAAAAAAGGGCCTTGCGGCCCTTTAGTGTCTTCCCATCCCGAGTGGTAAGTAAACTCTTGATTACTGGAACGATAGGTTAGCTACGCTAATTTCGCTTAGGTAATCACCAGCATTGCCTAGAGACGATGCTGTATTTGTTAACTCAACATATCCGTAACGAGTCATAAAGCCTACGACTGGTTCGAATGTTGATGGATCTAGAACAACTCCAGAGCTCATTAGAGGAATGTATGGGCAGTAGAATGCTGCGGCATCAGCCTCTGAAGAACCTTTGTATCCAACTAGAACGGCTGTGCTATCGCTAGCATAGCTGTCTACGTAAATACGCATTGCTCCGTTTAGTGTACCAACAAACTTAGTGTTTGTAGGTGCTTCGAATGTACCTTCTGTTGTACGAGCGAAAGCACTGGTTGTTGCAGACTGTAGAACAGTCAATGCAGCTGGACTTACAACAGCCCAATTACCAGCACCACGACGTGTACGCTGAGCGATCAAGTTAGCTGCACGGTTGATAAGAACAGCTAAAGCAGCGTGTTCGTCACCAACGAATGTAGCAGTACCAGATACAGCAGCTTGATCATAAGCGAAGTCTGTAGCAGAAAGAGCACGTAGAGAACCAAGAACTTCTTGGTCGATCTCAACTGTAATCTCTTGTGCTAGAGCAGCCATGATTTCTGCTTCAATGTCTAAGCCATGCATAGATTGTGCATCTTGTGCAGCCTCGAATGTCCAGCGAGCGCTTAACTTACGAGTTTTGGCTTCAACAACTTGTTTTAAGATCTGTACGTTGATCTTACGGCCTGGTTGACCTTCTAACGAAGATGTACTAGCAGCACGACCGGTTGTCAAAGAACCAGAATATGCTGTAGCAATCTTAAATGGGCTAAGTGCTTCGTCACCTGCTGTTGTGCCTGTTTCAAATGGACTTGGTGCAGTTACGTTGGTTGTTTCTGCATAACGAACACGTAATGTGTGGATCTGTGCAACAGGTCCAGTCATTGGCTGAACACCAACGATTTCGTTAGCAATAACTGTAGGCATAACACGACGGATAACTGGTAGAATAACACGGTTAAGTGTCGCTACGTTACCTGCGCTTGTTGCTCCAGCTGTTGCAGCTTCAGCCAAATGCTTACGGGTGTTCTCAAGGATAACTCCCATTGTGGTTCTGCGTGAACCGTTAAGACCTTCTAGCAGGGCGTCTTTTGTTTCGCCCCAACGGCCTTCTAATAGTGCTTGTGTCATTTTTTTTCTTTCCTTATTAGGGTTTATTTAAGCCCTGCTAAACGTTTAATTTCAACCACATTATTATGATCGAATTCAACGGCGACCTTAGCAGATTTATCTCCTGTCACTTCTTTACGACTTTCTGCCAAAACTGTTTTTTCAGTTTTTGTTGCAGCAGAATTGTTAAGAACTGCGGGTAGATACTTTTCATATGCAGACTTTAATTTATCAGTTTGCACATTTTCGAGCAAGCTTACCATTACAGTCTGCTTCTCTTTATTCAACGGCTTCAACAATTCGATTAACGTTTGTTGACGCTCTTGAGAATCTTTAATAATACGAATTTCTCGGTCTCTTGATTCAACTAGTGCAGTTTTTTCAGCAGCAGATTTTTTAGCTTCTGCAATCACTGCTTCTTTTTGCTCTAAAGCTTTTGTTAACTTAGCAATTTCAGTATTCTCATTTAAATGAGTAATAGCAAACTCGCTAGCAAACGCTTCAAATAATCGACGTCCAAAATTGTTCTCGCGAGCAGTTTGGATATCTTCTTTTAGTTGAGTCAATTCATTCTCTAGTTTATACGATACAGATTCTTTAACAAGTTGTGCAGATTGTGCAATAAATTTCTTTTGTAATTCTGCTAATTTTAACTTAGCTTCACGTACCAATTGAACTTTTGTTTCTACAACATCTTGTTTATCTTTAGCAAATTCTTGAATTTCTTCTGATAGAGCTTTAATAACAAACTTCTCTAAACGAGCAACGTTCTCTTTTTGAACTTTGCGATCGCCTCTTAGTTCTTTGATTTCTTCTGCTAGTTTTCCAACTAAGAATTGATCAAACTTTCCAGCACTTTCTTGCATACGTTTGTTAAAACGCACACGATCTGCTGCTAGTTGCTCTTTTTCTTCTGCGAATTCACGAATTTCTGCTTGAAGATTTTCTGTGATCATTTTATCTAGAGATTCGACCATTACACCTTTATCGTGTTCATAGCGGCCTGCAAACTCTTCGCGAATTTCTGCGCGAATTTGTTCGCGTGCTTCATTTAACTTAGTTTCCCAAGCTTCGCTGATAGCTTGCTTGGTGTCTTCGTTAATGATACCACTGTCTACTAATGGTTTGATAGCATCAAACATGGATCATTTCTCCTGTTATATTTTTAAATCTTTGATGAGGCGTTTTACTTCCTCAGCTAAAAACTTCTGTACTTTTTGATTTGCACCGGCATCTTTTGCCATTTCGAGTACCCTATGCCCGTTACGCATATTCATAAGCCCTTCGTAAACGGCCTTAGGATATGCATTAGGAGCACTCGGTTGTGCAACTATATCAACTGTGACTATTTCAAAGTCACTGACATGCCCTGAGCTTTCGTTAACGTTGCCGCTACCTCTACTAGACACGCCTAACTTCACTCCCGAGGTTAACATGGCTTTCACCAGTTCGCCCATTGGAGTTGGAAGAATTTTTAATTTACCAAAACCATTTGGGCCATCCATCCACATTTCTGTGATCATATGACTCACTCGGTCTAGATTAATTTTTAAATCGTCAGGATGGTCTAGTTCGCCTAAAACGCTATAACCTTCCTTGAGTTGTTTATTAACACTGCCAACTGCTTCAGCTATTTCTTGTACAGGATACACACGCTGGTTAGCGTTCTTTACGCCACCTTGCACAAATATCCCTTTCATATACAGATTCTTTCCTTGACCGTCAGCAGTAGACTCTGCCAGAACTTCCATTCTGGCGTTATCAAAAGATAAGTGTTCCTGTATTAAACTTTTCACAGTTTATTCCTTACTTGGCCAACGGACTTTTGTCGTTTATTCCACCGACTTCATTCTTTGACACCGAAGGAGCTTTGCTTTTATAAGCAGATTTGCCAGCGTTAGCACCTGGGCTGTTTTGTACTTTACCAATTAAGTCCTGGCCACCTTTTAAAAGACCGCTAGGTTTTTTGTTTGGTGTTCCGCTTGGATCAGACTCTGCACCGCCTTTAGCAATATTAGCAGCAGTTCCGCCCATATCGTTCTTACCAGCAACAACAGACTTAGTATTCAAACTGGCTGTACCGCCTGCACCAACTTCACCTGTTTCTGTATTCTTTCCTGGAAATGGCTCACCAATTTTTTCCACGTATTCGCGGATCCATTCAGCTTCAGTCATCTTTTTTGCTTTTTTGTCTTTAAGCATTTCTTCTTTTTTAGACTTTTTAGCTGCTTCCATCATGCCGTATTGGCCTTCGGGCATTTCTTCGTCGCCTTCGTCGCCCATACCCATGTCCATACCGTCATCGCCACCCATGTCCATGCCGTCATCGCCACCCATGTCCATGCCGTCGTCCATGCCGTCATCGCCCATCAATGAATCAAATTCAGCTTTAAGTTCGTCTAATGCATCTTCAAGATCCATTACGCGACCTTCAATGTCGCCATCGTCGCCCATGTCCATTTCGTCGTCGCCTGCGTCCATGCCGTCATCGCCCATGTCCATGCCATCTTCGTCTTCTTCGCCGTCTTCTTCGGAATCTACTTCGATATCCATTTCTTCGGCTTCGTCCATGCCTTCTTCGTCTGTGGTAATTTCGTCAACCATTTGATCAACTTGGTTACCACCAACTTCTTCTAAGTCTTGTTCATCAATGAGAGATTCGTAAATTTCACGTGATTTTTCAACAACGATTTGATGAAAAAGTTCGCGAGCTTTAGCTTCGTCTTCATTAATAATGTATTCAATTAATTGCTCATATTTAGACATATTTTGGTTCCTTTATGAAATATGTGTCGGAATTCTATATAGTTATTTACAGAATATACGTATTTTATATGTTAAATGGGTGTTTTTTGAATGATTTTGTAATAATAATTACAGACCTGCTTGTGTGGCTGCAGGAGGTTTATATTGAACACTTACTTTTTCTAATTTTTTTTCGTGTTCTAATTTGCGAATGTCATTCATCATACGCAATTTATTAAGTCTATCCAGAGTCAACCGAGTTTTTCTGGTGTCATTAACTTTCATAACAGAATTGTCATCTTTTTCTGTTCTGTACCCGTCGGGGATCTGATTATAAAGTTCTAATAATTGCATCTTGTATTTACCAAACGTGACTAATTTATCAGACTCCGGCCGGAGCAGGGGCGGCGGCTGCTGCGGCCCCAGGTCCTGGAATTTCAGCTCCACCAGGCGGAGCTGCGCCAACTTCCTGCCCTTCACCTGGTGGTGGCAAGGACGAAGCTTCTAAATCAGATTCTAATCCGCCTGGGGTAATGCCAACACTACGTAGTCCTGCACCATCAGCAGGTGCTTTTTCCAAATCACCTTGTTCTTCAGCCCACATGCGTTCATTTTCTACCATTTCTTCTTCAGTTAGACCAAGATATCTCGACAATAAAAACCGCTTACTAAGATATGGATATTGCTCAAGTTGAGTAAACGATCCAATTCTTGCACCATCTACTTCTGCTTGTCTATAGCTAGCAAAGTTCTGAGGCTCATTGAACTGTAGGTCAAACAAGTTATTATCAATATTAATACCCCTCCAACGAAGGAAAAGTTTAAATTCTTGATCTAATTTTTCACAGATCATACGCTGTAATCGCATACAATACTGATTGAATCTCCATTCTTGTATCAATGCTGTACCGACTCGGCCGTCACTAAAAGAATTAGGATTACTGGTCCCATCATCTAGTCCACTGGGCAAATAACTGGCAGGAATACGCAGACCTCTAAACAACTTATTAGTAAAGAAATGCAGATCTGTTATCTCCCCTAAATTACTACCGCCAGGAAGAGTGTCTACTTTACTACCACGTCCTTCTGCTGTTTGAGGAAAGAAATAGTCTTCATTTGTGCTCAATGGATTATAAGTTGCATCCATCATGTTTTGGCCGCCACCAGTCTGTGTGGGTATTCGGCGCTGATGAACTTCATTTTTAACTCGTTCAACAAAGGCCATGGCCAAGTGACTGGGCATATTACCTACATCGATATAGAAAATTCTACGCTCTGGTGCTCGTTGTACACGATAGATAATGATAGCATCTTCCAGCAATTCTTTTTGCTTGAATACTTTAAACACATTTTCTAGTACACTGTTACCAAACGGCCAACTAAAATCCAAACCTTCTGTCAGTGTCAAATGTACAATATGTTCAGCATTCACTGCAACTTCATTCTGAGCATGACTAAATCTGCTGCCGCCGCCATATGGATTTTTTGGTTGTATATATGCTCCGCTGCCGCCACCAACCTGAGGATGATTCACATTTACGTCACTGGTATTAATGGTAGTCGCTGTTAAATTTTGAAAATTAGGTGCAATATCTTTAACTATATATTGTTCAGGTTTTTTACCTTCAGATTCATTTACGATAACTTTTACTACTTTGCTCATTTCAACCCAGAATAATTTAAAATTCTCTGGATCTCTTATGAACACTTGATCTCCGTATTTTATAGTGTTTCGAAACATCTTAAAGATACGTTTGTTTAATTCATTTAAACTTACCCATTGTGTAAGCTGCTCACTGATAATTTTAACTTCGTTATCCGTGGGTTTTTCTTTCCAATAAAATTTAAAGGCTGTACCGTTTTCTTCGTTTGATTGAGTACTAAATTCACTTAGAATATCCAATGCCGCGTTGACTTCGCTGTCCATGTCCATTTGTTCATACTGATTATATCGCTCAATACGATTTGGATGCCCAATATAAACTTCTGGCAGATTGCTTTGATAGTTTCTATAAGTAACATCTCGACCCTGTGACCCATTAATCGGGCTAACTGCACCCGCAACGTTGGCTACCTTAAAATATTTTTTCCATGCCATTAAATTAATCTCCGGTTAGATATTTACCTAAAAATTAAGCCAATGCTTCAAATATCCTGCCATTGGAATCTACCATCCGATCCATTTTATCATTCAGCCCTTTCATTAGGCTGTTCTGATCAGTTAGTGCTGTGACCAGTTGTGTAGCAGTAGTGTTGTTGTTAGTTACTGCTGCCAATTGAGTTTGTAATCTGCTAACTTCAGCTGATAAGTTACGAGAATCGTCCTTAGCCGATTCTGATGCCACTTTTGTATCAGTCATAGCAGTAACAACAGATGCTTGAGACAGTACTGTACTTGTTGGAACAGCTGGCGATGAAGGGCTTGCTGTGGCTGTATTAGAAACTATGGCCACAGGAATTGGTGATTGGCCTGGATTCACTGACACTGGGAGAGTTCGATTTCCTGAAAAAATTTCTCGCAGTATTGAGAGAACATCTGATCCCGATCCACGCTCTGATCTATTAGGAGGAAGGTCAAACCCCATTCTTTTAAAAATATTATCCACCATAGCCCCAACGGCGTCGTTAAATTTTTGTGCTTCCATTGGCATTTGTTTAAGCTTTTCCAAAAGCTCACTAATGTTTCCCTGTGTTTTTACTATAGACAGAGTCATTTCATTTAAAAATCTTATAGTACCTCCAATATTTTGCATATTAGTTAGTACGGTTGTATCAATTTCTCTTTGAATTCTAGCTCGGTCTCTTTCAGCATCAACAAATGCTTTAGTAGCAGGGTCGGTTAACACATCACGTAACTTTGTTCCTTCAGCTATCATTCTTTCTACAGTAGCCGGCAAATCTTCAAAAAATCCCATATTTGCAATCAGTGAAGCGCCCTGTTTAGTCATAGATTGAACAAAAGGATTCATCAACTGAGGTGGCAATTCTGCTAAATCTTCGATGCTTTCGGCAAATCCTCTATAAGCGCCTGCATTTTCTTTTATAAATCCTGCATAATTTCTTCTAAAATCATCTCTTGATAAATTCACATTTTCAGCAAACATCTGCATGGTCCTAGCGACTTCTTGATTACCGTTAGCATATGCTATCATTGCAGGATCTGTTATTTTTCCCTGTGTTCTAACATATTCTTTTAAGTATTGAGCAGCTTCGTCACCAAACTTAGCCTGAGCGATCGCAAATCCTTCTTTAATATTTTCTTGAGCTATGGGACTCATCCTGCTAACTTTTAATTGATAAGCTAGATCTTTTCTGCGTTCTTCTTCTGCTTTTTTAAGAGCATCTGCACTTTGTCCAGTTATTGCTGTTAATTCTTTTTGTCTAATCAAATACTCTTTAATTGAGTTCCGCTGTGCATAATAATCAGTGGTTTGAGCTTTACCTAGACCAGCTTGCAAAGCCATGAAATCTGCTACCCCTTCACTGATATTTTCTATGCTACCGTATAAGGCCAGTAAAGAGTCCTCTTTGTCGTAAAGATCCATGCCAAAAGAAACTACTCTGGCTCCTGCATCAGTTATCCCAACTCCTAATTTACTCAACGATTCAACGTTACTAGTAATGACTCTGCCAAACTGTAACAAAGGTATACGTAACTCTTTTGCAACTGCGCCCATTGTTCCTATGCTGCCACCAAAAGTTGCACCAACTTTGGTCAGTTCTTGGAATTGATCAGATACTTTTTGAGCACTTTCAATTTGAAATTTAATAACGTCCGACAAAACTTCAAATGTGGCTGTTACACCTGCGGCTGCTGCTTCACTGGCTCTACCAAAGCTAAAACCTTTAACAGATAAACCACTCAATGCTGTGCCAGCTGCTGTAACGCTTTTAGTAAAAGTATTAGTAATGAAACTTAAAGTAGGTATAACACTGGTAAAAGCTTTGTCTGCACCGTAAATACTGGCTGTTAAACTTGTTAAACCGGATACAAAGCCAGTGCCTACACTTAAAGCACTGCTTAAACCTGTTGCAAGTCTATTAGAACTACCCTGCAATTGTTGTAAGGATTGTGCGGCCACTGTTGCTGCATTAGTTTGATTGTTGCTGGCCCCTGTAGTTCTACTTAATGCCGAGAGTAACTGCTGCATTGCGCCGGTGGTATCTCTGGTTGTTAACCCAAGTCTTTCCAGCAGTTGTTGTGTTCTTTCATCCATAATCTATTTTTTGTAAATTTACCAAGATAAGTATTAATATATTTATTGGATTAAAATATGGTTAATAACTCAAATCCGCTGGCTAAACATTTTAGACAGCCTCAATTATATCTAAAATTGCCCAGCAATGGACGCTGGTATCCAGCTGGAAGTCTCGAGCTGCCAGTTACTGGAGAATTACCAGTTTACCCAATGACTGCCAAAGATGAATTAATATTAAAAACTCCCGATGCACTGTTGAATGGACAAAGCACTGTGGACGTTATACAAAGTTGTGTGCCTGCCATCAAGGATGCATGGAAAATGCCTGCCATCGACTTAGATGCAGTACTAATAGCTATACGCCATGCAACATACGGTCCAGGCATGGAGTTTGTCAGTGTTTGCCCCCACTGTAAAAGGAAAAATGAAAACACTGCGGATCTAAGCGTGTTATCTTCGCAGATAACCTGTCCTGATTTTGATTCTATTATAAAAGTAGAAGGACTTGAAATTTACATCAAACCTCATACGTACCAGCAATTTAACAAAGCCAGTTTAGAAAACTATGAACATCAACGATTATTATCTGTAGCAGGAGATGATTCTTTGAGTGAAGAAGAAAAATTAGCAAAATTCAATGTTGTTTTTCAAAGATTGTTAACTCTTACAGTAGAACAAATCAGTAAAAGTGTGGCTGGAATTAAAACAGAAGAAGGTGTTGTAGTAGAAGATCCAGTGCAGATTCATGAATTCTTTCAAAATTGCAATAAAACCGTGTGGGACTCGGTTAAAGTAAAATTAGAAAGCTTTGGGGAACAAAGCCCACTTAAAAAACTTCCTATAACATGTGAGCATGAAGACTGCAATAAACCCTATGAAACTCCATTAGTTTTTGAGCAATCAAGTTTTTTCGCATAAGGCTTTTGAGTTTAGACAATGAATCAATTGTTGAAATGATCAATGATTTCGACAAGGATTCAAAAGCCCTTAAAAAGAATATATTAAAAATTTGTTGGCACATGAGAGGTGGAATAACTTACAGCGAAGCTATGGAAATAAGTTTTCAAGAAAGAGAAATTATTAATAGTATTGTCGAAGATAATATTAATACCACAAAGGAAACAGGGCTGCCCTTTTTCTAAAAAAACGGCAATCCACATAAATATTTTTATGAATATTTTTTATGTTTATGCGTATCTTAGAGAAGACAAAACACCATATTATATTGGTAAAGGTAAAGGACGCCGTGCTTATCTGAATGGTAGATCTATACCTAAACCAAAAGATTCATCCTTGATACAAATCATACAAGATAATTTAAACGAAAACGAAGCTTTCAATTTGGAATGCAAACTGATAGCACAGTACGGTCGCAAAGATCTTGGTACAGGAATCTTACGCAATATGACTGACGGCGGTGAAGGTGTATCTGGAAGGATAGATACTCAGGAAACAATACAAAAAAAGAATTTCTAAAAATATAGGTAAAAAAAGAACACTTGAACAAAAATTACGAATGAGCCAAGCACAAAAAGGAAAAAAGCCAACAAACTATACTGACGAACAGAAATTAGAAATAGCTAAAAAAATATCAAATACACATAAAGGCAAACAAAAGTCAGAAAGTCATAAACAAAAATTATCAGAATATTTTACTGGTAAATCGAATGGTACTCGTTCAGAAGAAACTAAAGCTAAAATGCGTAAACCCAAATCAGAAGAAACTAAAGCTAAAATGCGTAAACCCAAATCACCAGAACATATACAAGCAATATTGACTGCTAAAGCAAAGAAGAAATTATTATTCTTTTAAGATGTGCGTAGCACATCTATCACTTTCGCTGTCGCTCAGTGATATATTGTTTTTTTAGAGCGAAGCGATATAAGTTTCATCCAGATTAATCGGTCACACTTTGCCCGCACAGGGCAAAGAAATGAATGAGCTTCATCCGAGTAGCACAGTCACTTAGCGTTACAACATTACAGAGGCGGTTGGCCTGTACCTCGAGTTGTGTCTTATCCCAACGGCAGGTTTATATCTATACGCTAACATACATATAAACCTTGTCACATCACTGTGACGTCTTTTCAGCCTTTATTCCTATTCAAACAACCAAATTGCGGCATTGGCAATCTTCATCCTTTCGGGCAGTGGTTGAGTGCTCACTAGCACGGTGAGTCTTCCATCCCTGCGATCCGAGATCCAGGTATAGGGCACATGAAATTGACCTGTGCGAGTCTTAAATGCTTAGTTTGTTTTTTATATGGGAGCCATGGATACGGCAATTAATTATGCCGTTATAATAATCATCTGATTCTAATACACGCCTGGTAAATTGTTCTCGGGCCTCGACATAACTACATTCTGCTTTTGACTTACAATAGTAAAGTATTTCTCTAGTAAAATTGTCAGCGCCTAATTGTTCTATGTCTTTTTTTAATTCAGGACTTGAGCCATAATAATCTCTCCAGTCACTGTCGACTTTTGAGCGAATTTTCTTTTTCTTTTTTGTGCCGTTTTTTAATTTTATTGTTTTTTGAGTAGTTTTTGCGAATTTAGCTAGTTTTTTACCTATGTATTTTTTGTCTGTGATGTTATTTGTGATAATGTAAACGAATCCGACACAATCTTCGGGTAAAGATTCTATTAGAGTTGTTTGATAAAGCCATGTCATTGTACATACTAGTTATGCCTTAAAGTTTGTTTTAAAATATTTTGCTATATTTGGTTGATCTAACCAGCCCCATAATGAAAGTTTTTGATAAAGTTTTTGAGTCAATGATGGATCGTTTGGTTGTGATAGTGCCGTGATGATTGATTTTATTTCGTTGTCTATGTGTTGTTTAAACCAAGTTGGGTCTCTGGGATCACTGTTCGCCGGAGCAGGTTCGCTATAATCCCATTTACTATATTGTTTAACTAAACGTTCTTTAACGTCGGGAGGCAGTTGTGCAATTTGCAGATAATCTGGCCTAGTTAAAATATTAGTCATTACATCTAGTTTTCTGCTTACACACCACTTATACAAGTCATCTAGTTCGTGTATACTTAATGCGCTGGGAACAGGTCTGACTGTGATGTAAACATGGCCTTCTTTTCGATGTTTTAAATATAAATCGATATTGTCTAATACTTCTTCAGTGTGAGAGCCTTGCCTAATCATATCGTTCAACGGACCTGTACATTCTATACTAATGCCAACGTCTACATGCCTGAATGCATTAAGCTTTTCCATTAACTGTTGATTAAAAATAGTACCATTGGTAGTAAAGCCTAGATAAATGTCAGTTTTATTTGCCTCGAGCAGTTGATCTATTAGATTTTCAAATTTTGGATTTAATAAAGTTTCACCGCCTATCAAATGAACAAATTTTAAATCTGGAGTATTACAAATAGTTGAAACTACGTGATTCCATGCAGATTCGTCTTCGGTCCAGTTCATCCTGGCAGGCCCACTATAAGTTCCTGCTTTGATTTCCGCTACAGCAATTTTACTGCTGGCGGTAGGCCCGCAAATTCTGCAAGCAAGATTACATTCATTGCCCAGACTTATATGATAGCTATTGATATTTGGTTTTAAACTTTGAAAATAATCTTTATCAAACGTTTCATAAAAACGCAAAGGCTCGATATTACTTCTGAGGTTTTCTCTGACACGCTTACTAACAGACCCAATTGATTCTTCGTGATAGCACATGCCGCATAAAGGTTCACGAACCCCATTTAGTTTGCCATGCCTTGCAAATTCTTGATGCTGCCCGGCAACCCATTCGTCAATGGTCATCGAATGTACATTATATTTTTTTGCGTCAGGAGTCCCGCTAATTCTATTGGGCTGAGCACCGCAAGAATGATAAGTGCCGTCGGCGTTAATATGCACTTCATACCAAGGCACGGTGCAAAATATTTTATCTATCATTTTTGCACTTTATTTTACAAATTTCCAAAGGCATAGTTTCTAATCGCACAATAAATTCTTCCCATAGATTGTCATTTAAGATCTCGTCCAAGGGTCTTGTCCTTACATTTAATTTTGTTTTATATTTTTGTACAAAGTCATTGAATTGATATCCACTATTAAACCACGGGCAAGGAAAAACTAAACCCCCTACATTAATAAACAATTCTTTTTTCCAGTTTAAGCATTTTGCCCAACTATGATTATCAGTAAAGTATTTGATTTCAATGGCTTTTTTTCTATTAGATATTTTTGTTATGTTTTTTGCATACACAGTGCCAAAATTCTGATTTTCATAATTCTTAGGTTTTAACGGATCTTGACCATTGATCGAGTATCTTCCATCAAATTTTGTACTTCTTACTGCCTGCCATTGATCTACGCCTGCGTTCGTTGCTTGAGCTTTAATAAGATCCATATGATCTTCGTTGAAGTTAAAGTATATAGAACTCCAGTTAATAGTGCAACTGCTATTTTCTCGTAAAACTTTAATGCCGTTGATAATACTGTCGTAATCACTGTTTATTCTATACATGTTATTACTGTCATTATCCCACCCATCAATACTAAATTGAACCACGTCGTGATAATCTAGTAGACTACCAAATTTTACCCACCACGGATCTTTTTTATAGCTACCATTGGTAACAACGACTAACTGAATTTTAAACTTTTTGACATATTCAACAATTTCTAAGAATTCGGTGGCATAAATTGGATCGCCGATGTCACCGCAAAAAATTATCTTTTTAACGCTGTTTAATATACTTGGCGGAAAAGCAGTTTTAAATTCTTCTAAAGTAAATTCCTGATTCAGAACATCAGGTTTTAGCTCAGTCCTAGGGCAGCGAGGGCATTTTAACATGCACTTGCTGCTGATTTCTATATGAAGTTCGTTGGTGTTAAATAACTTCAACATCAGTTGTATAACTAGTAAAACCGTTTTCTTTTACAACAGTTAGTATATTATTGACTCGTCCTGCTAACTCGTCCTTGTGGCTGACTAGCCAAACACTGCGATCACTTTCTCTACTCATTTTCTTTAAAATGGCCAAACTATTTTCTACCCCACTGGCATCCATGCCACTGTCTACTAGCTCGTCGATAAACAATAGATTAATAGGCTGATACAAACTTTCCCATACGTCTCTAAAAGACCAAGACAAAGAAAGAATTAATCGATTACGCTCTCCTCTGCTGAGATTGTCAAAATCTAATTCACGACCCAGTTCTTCAATACTAACAGTTAAATCATTGTTGAATTTCACAGTGTGCGGTAATCCAATTTTATCTAAGTAATAACTGAGTCTTGCATTTAAGTGATTTAAGTTTTGATCAATAATCTTTTTACGAATAAAACTGTCTTTATTAGTTAATAGTTTAACTAGAAAATCTTGATGATCTTTAATTCGTGTGAGACCATTAAGAATATCATAATTGATTTCCTGTAACGCTTGTTCGCGCATTTCTACAATTTGATCTGCATAAGGATCAGTTTCTTGTTGCTTTGCAGTTAACTGAGTTAATACACTGGCCATACTACTTCGATGTTCGAACGCATCGCTTTCATTTTTATAAAAAGTTGTAGGCTTGGTTCCTAGTTCTCCCAATGCTGTAAGTGCATCAGTGTGTTCCATGTATTGTGTGTTAGTGGCAAGGGCCTGCAGTGCAGATTCTTGTAGTGTTTTCTTTTTCTCTTCTAATAGGGTTTCTTGTTTGGAGTCGTGGAACGCTTGCCCGCACGAGTGACAAGTATGATTCTCCAACGTTTGGATTTCATTTCTGAGCTTTTCAATTTCACGGGTTTCCCTTACTTCGTCTTGTTCGCATCGTTTAATCCATGCTTTTAAATCGTTAATTATTTTCTCTTTAGAAGAATAATCAGATAATCGTTTGTGTGCATCCAATTCTGATTCTATATCTAATTCTGCCAGTTGATCGTAAGCAGTTTGTAGAGCAGCAACATCGTCCTCATGTTTTTTACTCCATAAAGTCTGACGTCGAATTAATGCATCAATTTGATCTTGAATTCGTTTATTGGCATCTTGCACGGCTTTGATTCTAAATTCTTCGCTTTGTATGGCATCTTTAGTATCTTTGTTTTGTTGTTTTAATGCTTCAGCTTTTTCACTTAACAGTGTAATGCCTAAAAGTTGTTCAATAATTGTTCGTTGTTCGTTGGCTTTTAAACTTAAAAACGGCTCAGTGTACGTGTTCAGGGCTACAATATGTCTGAACATATCATGGCTCATGTTTAACAGTCTTTCAATTTCTGCTTGAGTCTCTCTACTGTCGCCTTGACTATTGTCGTCTTTTGTTTGTAGTTCTTCATCGTCGATATAGAACTTAAGTACATTTGGTTTACGACCACGCTCAATTCTATAATGGCAACCTTCGACGTCGAAGTCCACAGTGACTAACATGTTTTTGCTGTTAGTTTTATTAATCAGGTTGTCTTTTTTAATATTAGTCAACGCTTGGCCGAATAAGCTGTAACTCAATGCATTGATAATAGTAGTTTTGCCGGTGCCATTCCTAGCACCACTGTCATCGCCGCCTAAGTCTAAATTTTCACCTAATACCAGCGTTAAGTCGTTACGATCAAAGTCGATACCCTGTGTAGCATTACCTACACTCATAAAATTTTTAACTGACAGTGCTTTTATTTTAAACATAATTAATACTATACTCTTTAAAACAAATTAGCAAATAAAGATTTGCCATTCAGATTACGTCGATGATCTAACTCATTGATAATATTTTTTAACGGGTCGTTAGTTCCTGTATATTCAATTTCTAACTCTTTTAACATCATACCATATCCAGTTTTTAACCAACTACTTGGTAGGTCTGCCATTCTTGATACAAGCATTGATTTGATTAATTCTTTAGTTGTCTGATTTATATATTGTATTTTAAACGCATCCGGGCCCCGGATTACTTGTATGATAAAAGAATTAGAGCTAAATCCAAATGACTGAAACAAATCTATAGCATCAAATATGGCCAATGATGTCAGAGAACACCACACCATATTAAACGTAATTTTATGCTCGGTGTTTTCGATATCTTGCTTTAGTTGAAGTAAATTTGCAACCCAACTTTCCCATGTTGCGCCGAATCGAACATATTCAAATATTTCTTTTGTGCTATCTACACTAAGAATCCAGTGTACATTTTTACAGTTTAACAGTAATTTATAAATTGGAGAATTGACGTTTGTTAAGTTTGTGTTGACTCTAATATAGATGTTGGGATTCTTTTCTTGTATTAAATTTATAAGCTCTAAATTTTCCTTCATCAACAACGGCTCTCCGCCGCACAAATACACATATTTTAAGTTGTCGATATTATCGAATATGTATTTTTTTGTACGCTCTAATTCAACTTCATTGACAGTAGTTTCTATATTTAATTCCTTGGCCCATGTGCTGCTTAGATCGCTGCCGCAATACACACAGGCAAGATTACAGGTGTTGCGCCAGCGCATATCGATTTGCCTTAAGTTAAAGGTATCTGCAGAATTAAAATCCGTTAATGGGATGACTTTCCCTATTATTTTTTTAAAATGTGCTCTATTACTAGTTCCAAGAACACTATTTTGCAGAGACTCAGTGTCCCAACAACTACTGCATGATTCAGTTTTAACCGAATTTAATAAGTCTTGTTTAATGACGGTATTTTTTTCAGAGTTTAAAATATTTTCAATTTTATCGTTTTCTATATTTCCCAACTTAGATCGACTAATAGAACAGTTCATTACGTCCCCGTTTGGAGACATATATACTCCGGACCACGGAACAGTACATAATGTAGGATGCAGTATAAATTCTTTTGGCGTCATATGCCTACGCTTTCTAAACATTGTTTTGCGTATTCGTCGGTGATATCGCCGAGGTGTGATGGATTTACTAAAATTAATTTACAATTAGTAACCGGAGTCAGTACCCGATGTGCATGATCTAACGCATGTTTTTGAGTTACATATTCTAATAGAAATGTATCATCCCACTGTGGCATCTTATTAAGAACTGCACTACCTATGCTAATAACTGTTCCTTTATTCCATTGCCTAACTAACCGATACAATATTTGTGCTTGGGCATAGTCTGGTTTGGCATTGTTTATAAAAAAATCGAACTCTTTTATTTCGTTAAGCATGTCAGTAACACAAGAATAATTCCGAAGGTCATATCCATTTGATCGGCTAAATCCTTTAACTATATAATTTTTACTAAGACATAAATCGTAAAAACTTTTACCCAGTCCTGCCGTGTGCCCAGTTATAGCAATTTTAATCATAGATTTCGATAAATGTCTAGTAATAAATTGTTGTCGTAGTGATCGCTGGTGATAGCTGTCAATTGATTGGTGACAATTTGATCAACACTTTCAAACTCCACATTTCCTTGAATAGCAAATTCATTTAAGTTTGCATTTTTTTGTGGAATTAATGTAATCTCTCGTAGTTTATGAGATTCTAAGAATGTTTCTTTGATGAAAGTGGCTTCTTCGTAGCTAATGTCGATGTCGATATTTACACGAACGTGCATACCTGTACCCAGCACAGCATCTGCATTATTTAAAATAGCGCCTAGACCCAAAACGCGATATCGGGGTTGATCAGGCCAAGCATGATATTCAGGTTCTTTATCCCATTCTAATATCATTAATCCTCTTTCGTCGTCGCCTGCATCGGCATAATTATGCGGGAAACAATTTCCGATGTATGTAATATTCTTCCGTTGCTGACGCTTATGGAAATGTCCAGTGAAGACTTGTTCGAAATTTCCAAAGTGCTCATTTTTTATTTCACCGTGATCAGGCATCTGTACCATGGCATTCATGTAGAAATGGGGCAATTCGAAATGTCCAAACATGTATTTGCCTTTTAATTTAGAAATACGCTTGTGATCATCTCCAACAAGCCACGGAGCAAAAACTACATCCCCGCTACTAAACCAATCATTGCAAATTTCTACATTAGGAAGATGTCGGGCCCATTCCACACTTTGTATGTCTCTCTTATCTCGATAATAGAGGTCATGGTTACCAGGAATAAAATAAACACGTTCAAAATTGGCATTTAAGTGCTCCAACGCTTTAAGGCTATAGTTCAGGGTAACGATGTTAAGACTGGCTCGGTTATTGTGCCAATCACCTAGGAACATGGCAGTTTCACAGCCTTCTTCCTTTGCTTTGGCAGTGGCCCATTTAACAAAGTTAAGACAATCTTCGTTATGAAGTTGGCTATTAGACTTAAGTCCGAAATGGATATCTGTAAAAACAGCAGCTTTTTTAAATAAATTACTCATCTACCTAGTATAACACATTATTCATCATAAAAGCTAGAGCCGCCTCCACCAGAACTCATTCCTTGTCGTGTGTAACTAGGATTTAAATTGTTCATTTCTAAGATGTCATCTCTGAGATTCTGGTTTCGTTTTTCGATGTTAAGAACACGAGTAAAACTATTAGTGATGGCAGCGGTATAGTATGCAAACGGATTTTGACTCTTGGATTCATCGAATTGTAGACCAATTTGACTTAATTGTAATAACGCTTGACTACGCATTTCATCATTGTATGTATAACCACGCCAGTTACTTCGAGTAGCATACCGTTCACACAACTTCATGAACATATGGGCAAGTTTGTTAGTCATCGATCCGTGATCTTTGCTAAAGACTCCATCAGTTAAATCCCCTCGCCAATGACTCTTGCCCACTAATACAGGGTTACCGTCTTCATCAACTTTGTAATGAAAAAATGGTGGAAAGTTAACTTTAACATACTTGTTATGCTTCGGGTCGTCTTCGTCATATTCTGTATAAGCAGTATTGTCTTCGTCATCAAATAATTCTTTAGCAGCATCTTTGGCTTTTTTAGTTTTTACGTTGTCGATGGGGATATGTTCCCATGTCATTACCCTAAAGACTACATCAGTCAGTGGGATTTTTGTATATTTGATTTCAAATTGATCTGCTTTTTGTTTTTCGCCCGTTTCGGCTACAGCAGTTTCGTGAGCTAATTTACTCAATCTTTCTGCTCTTGCTTTTCGAGCGGCAAGAATATTTTTCTTATTGACTTGAGCCACACTGCTTACAATTAAATCGTAGTCTGCAACGTCTGGTCCTGTATATGAACAATAAGTATTTTTGCTTTTATGTATTTCTTTAAGGATATCCTTATTATTGAGATAATTATGTTTAATTTTTTACTCCTTGGGGTTAACGTATACTAACATGTTTTAAATCGATGTGTCAACCTATCATAAAAATACCAGTTATTTAAATCGATAAATATCTAAAATAGGTAAAAAATGCCAGCGTCGTATAATACTACAGGTTTCCAATCAGGCGGTTCAGTGACAAATTCGTTATCTGCTGGGCAAAACACCGGCGGTGCGTTAAATCCTGCAGATGCCAGTGGACTTAGACTTGCGGGTGCCGGCCTTACTCCTGGGGCCAACGGCCTTTTATCGGACCTTGCTGGTACTATATTTAACAATGTAACATTCATGGGGGTGGACGGACAAGCAATTAGACCTGAATACGACTGGCGTGTCAGAGTGAGCATGGCCAAATATGCAGCCAGTTTGTTTTATGATAACCCTGCTAATCCTATTATGACCCCGTTAAACAGTGTTTTGGGCACGTCGGGTGTAATTTTTCCTTATACTCCTGCTATAACAATAACTCACAGCGCCAGATATACTCCACAAAGTTTAACACACAGTAATTATAATAGTTATTTTTATGACGGCAGTGAAGTACCAAGCATAAGCATTGCTGGAGAATTTACTGTACAAAACGTGGTTGAAGGCCAGTATTTAATGGCTGTAATTCAGTTTTTTCGATCAGTGACTAAAATGTTTTTTGGTGCAGACACTAATGCAGGTAGTCCTCCTCCCATTGTTTTCTTGGACGGATACGGACCCACATACCTTCCGCATGTGCCCTGTGTAGTAACACAATTCACTCACACAATGCCAGCAGAGGTTGACTATGTTCAAGTGCCAGTGGGAGCACCATTAAGCACATCAGGTGTTCAATTACCAACCAATGATATGTTAGGCGGCCCAGTTAGATTGCCTACATCTAGTACTGTAAATCTAACGTTACAGCCAATTTACAGTAGATCTAACATATTCAATAATTTTACTCTTGACAAGTTTGCCAAAGGTGCATTAGTGAGAAATGGCACATCAACTACAGGAGGATTCCTATAATGGCTACGCCCTATTCTAAATCTAGTCTTTATGCAACCACACCATTTTATGGAAATTTTTTAGATTTTGCAAATTTTCCAAGAATTCCCAGAAATGCAGATGATGTAGTATTCACTATTAACAAAACATATCAATATAGACCTGATTTATTGGCCTACGATTTGTACGGTGATACTAACTTATGGTGGGTGTTTGCACTACGAAACCCGAATACTATCAGAGATCCTTTGTTTGATATGACTGTGGGCAACAAAATTTATTTGCCTAAAAAAACTGATCTAATAGGTATCATTGGCTAATATATGTCTATTGCTTCAATACCCGGAACAGATGGTCAGTCAGTTGTTGCTGTAGCCGCAGTAACAGGTTCTGCTTCTGCTACTGCACAAACGACACGCAGTGAAGTTACATCGGGAGAAACTGTTAGTGCAGCTGATATCAGATCTTTTGCTGATATTGGATATACTCCAAGCACTGGGTTTATTACAGGACAATCAGTGCAACAACCGATTGCCAACCCTCTGCATGATTATGAATCTTATACCTATTGTATAAGTTTACACATGTTGGATCCCACTGATTATAATTCATTGATTGGACAAGACAATCCTGTATATACTCCTAAAAACGTGCTGGTAAGTAGTGCAGGCCGTTATGGTGCATCATTTGTTAGAAATTCCAATTGGCGAGAAGATTTTTATTTTGAAGAATTAAAAATAAAAACAGTGATAAACCCTACTGCTCGTAACAGAAACAGTAATCTAATAGAAATAGATTTTACTCTAATAGAACCTCTAGGATTTACTCTCGTAAACAGATTGTTGGCCACAGCAGCTGAAATAAACGGTAATAGACCTGGTAGCTATATACACATGCCATATATACTACAGATAGATTTTTTTGGTACAAAAAATGGCGAACAAATAAATTTAGATAATACATTAACATCGGGCCCTATCAAAGGAATGACAAAAACTATTCCTGTCAGGTTAACGTCAGTTAAAAGTAAAGTTAGTCAACGGGGCACAGAGTATCAAATTAATGCAGTTCCGTTCAACCATCAAGCCTTTAATCAATTGTACGTTTCTCTTCCCCATAATACAACAGTAACAGGTAAAACTGTATTAGATATATTTGGCGGAAGTTTTGAGGATAACAATATAGATTTGAATTTTATTCAAAAAAATACAGAATATCAAGCAGTGTCTAGGGAAGCAAGAGAACTAAGACAACGAGCGAATTCTACAGCAATCACTGACGAAGAAGCACAGGCATTGATGACAAGATTATCAGCAGCACAAGAGCGTATTCAAAATGAATTTGCAACTTTTGGAATAACTGGGTACTGTGATGCAATCAATGCTTGGTTTCAAGATCAAAAAAAGCAAGGAATAATAGGGCAAGTAAGCGCAGTACAGGTAATATTTGATCAGGAAATTGCACAAAACGGAAAACTTTTTCCCACATCCGCCCCAACAAATGTAGCGTCAACACCAGCCAGTGGAAGTAGTACAACTGCAAAAAAGAATGATCTACAAGCAGCTAGTAATACGGCAGCAAGAAACAAAGGTCAAATAGTATTTGATGGTGCAACTATTAATATTCCTGCAGGAACAACTATAGATAGATTAATAGACTGGGCCGTTAGGAATAGTAGATATATAGGGGATCAAATATTCGACGATTCTGTTGCTACTAAAATCAGAAACGGCGCAGATCCCACTGGAATCGCAAGAACTTGGATAAATTGGTATAAAATAGTTCCTAAAATACGAGTCTTAACTTTTGACCCATTACAAAATCGTTATGCATTGGCCATAACATTTTATGTTAAACCTTACAAACTTAGTGCAAAATATCCGTATGCACCCAAAGGCCGTGTGCCGGGGTTCGTTAAAAAATATGATTATATTTTTACAGGAAAAAACAACGATGTCATTGATGTTCAGCTGGATTTTAATACACTATATTTGGTAGAATTAACTGCGGCTCAATCAAAATCCAGGACTACACAAACTGCTTCGGCATTGTCTGTGGGGAAAAATATAGACGGTGAATCAAAAGAATCGTCTCCTGCATTAAATCCCGAGGAACCTGTTGGTCAAAATGCTTTTCTTGTGCAAACCGGGGTTGTGGCTGACAATAATGCAACTTTTATTAGACCCGGTGGTGAAACTCCGCTGTCCACTAAAGCAGGTGATTTGGCCAGATCGATTACTCCTGGCGCCCGGGGAGACATGATTAACATCGACATGCGAATAATAGGTGATCCGCATTTTATTAAACAAGATGATGTATTTGCTGGACAGAACTTGAATACTATACAACAACAGTTTATTCAAAATGATGTATTTCAAAGCTTATGGATGGACGGTGGCGAACTTTATGTTTTTATAAATTTTGAAAGTCCTGTTGATTATGACGAATCACTGGGAATAGCACCGGTTAACAGTGTAGCCAACAAATATAGGTACAGTGAATTCAGTGGTGTTTATAAAATAGTAAAAGTGGACAACATTTTTAGGAATGGAAAATTTGAACAAAGTTTAAATTTAGCAAAATTATTATACGATCAAGCAGGAAATCCTATTCCGAGTGCAAGCCAGCGAATAGAAACTGCAATTAACAATCTACAACCGAGTAGTTCAATACCTGTTAGATTTGTGGGTCCGCGGATTAATTTGGCTGCATTGGCAACTCCGGGTAGTGCCGCAGCCTTAGCGTTAGCGGCCATACAGAATCCGCAGGGCACAGCTTCAACGTTGGCTTCATTGGGTACTAGTATTGCGACGCAGGTCGTTGGAACAGTTGTTGGTAGATTAACACAACAAGGAATAGATGCCGGTATAAAAGCAGTCAAATCTGTGTTTGATACTCCTACTTTTAGCACCAGACCAGCAGATTATGAAGCATTTAGGGCCTCAGAACTTCAATACGGTGCGTTCGGAGAAGCCCCAACAGGAGCAGTCACTGGAGACCTAACTTGGGGAATCGACGGCAGTGACGGCTTAGGACTAGAATTTAATTTGGATACTTCTATCGAGCTTGGTGCGATTGGGACGGCTGCGGATAATATAGAAATATTAGCAGCTCTTGAAGATTTAGATTTTATCGATTATGGAGCCTTTTTTTAAATAAATTACACTATGTCATTTAATAAATCTTATTTAGGTACTAAACAACCTAGTTACATTAATCAAAATAATTCTGAATTACCCATGGATTCAGGTATCTATATTGGGGTAGTTAAACAAATAGATACAAATACTCGTAGCGGCAGGGTATGGGTTTATATTCCACAATTCGGCGGCCCTGACCCAGATGGTCAAGAAGACTGGCGACTAGTGTCTTATGCCAGCCCTTTCATGGGAAAAACTCTAGGCGCTTATGGAGAATTGGGCAGACCTCTAAGTTTGGCTGATAATACTTTTGCAAAAAGCACTCAAAGTTACGGATTTTTTATGACTCCGCCCGACGTGGGCAGTGAAGTATTGTGTTGTTTTATTCCTGGTAGCAATGAGGGATATTGGTTTGCTTGCATTAACAGTAATTTAACTCGCAATATGATACCTGCAATCGGATGTGTGCCTTATTCAAACATCGAAGAGGCAAGTGTTCGCGAAGCAGGACTGGAACCATACCTCAGAGTTGATTACAGCTATCCTGCGGCAGAAGCACTGGATAACTTAGATGCAATCTACAATTCAGCCGGCGGAAACTTAAACAATATTAAAAAACCAATTCACATACCTCAAACAGTTATATTGATTAGACAAGGGTTGGATGGAGATCCTATTAGGGGTGCAATTACCAGTAGCTCTCAAAGAGATCCTATTAGCAGTGTATTTGGATTTAGTACTCCGGGCAGACCATGGGGACGTCAAGATCCTGCCAATGATTCAAACTTAAATGAAAAACTGACCACAGGTAGATTTAATCCTGATGACTTTAAAGTTACTACTCGAGTGGGCGGGCACAGTCTTGTCATGGACGACGGTGATCTATATGGAAAAAATAACTTAGTAAGATTACGTTCTGCCAATGGTCATCAAATATTAATGAATGACAGTGAAGGATTAATTTACATTAGTAATAGTTCTGGCACAGCATGGGTTGAGTTAACAAAAACAGGAGATGTACTAATATATAGCGGAAAAGATTTATCTATTAGAACACGCGGCAATTTAATGATGCACAGTGATAATTCCATTAGTTTTTTTGCAAGACAAAATATTAATATGGTAGCAGGTGCAAGTGTAAAATTACAGGGCCAAGTAGTGCAAGCCAATGCAGATACTGCATTAAATTTCTACGGAAAGCAAGCACAGTTAAAGAGTCAGTCAGTAATGGGCATTATATCAGGAGGCGGTATGTCTATTAAAGCCTCCGGCCCCATTAGTATCAATGGATCTGCAATCGCTTTAAATGGTGGAGGGGGTGGAGGAGAAGTTGCACCCCCACAAAAAATTGGCGTCTATAATTTAGACGAAGCTCAGTATGATGGATACAACTGGTTTGTACAACCCAATGCCCTCAGATCGACGAACTATAAGGTTCCTACTCATGAACCGTATATCAGAGGAAATACACGAGCTGTGGCAGAAAATCAAGTACAACTTCTTAACAGTTTGGCATTTGACATAGACGGAAACCCAATAAGTCCCCCGGTGGGCATTACTCCCCGGGGACCAGAATCTGCCTTAAATCAAGCATTGACTTCGCAGGCTCCTGCAGGAGTGTTTATATCACAACCAATACCTCAAGCTGGAATGGGAATACTTAACCAAGATCAATTACGGGCTTTTATGGCACAGACTGGATACTCTGAAAGCAGTGGGGATTATGCAGCACAGAATCAATTTGGGTATCAAGGAAAATATCAGCTTGGATCAGCTGCCCTTCAAGATTTGGGCTACGTTAAAGCAGGTACACCGCAGACCACAGAAGCGTTAAATAATCCCAATAACTGGACTGGTAAAGACGGAATGGTTAGCTCAGACGCTTTCAAAAACAATCAAACAGTTCAAGAAACTGCCATGTATAATTACAGTCGTCAAAACTATGCAACTTTGGAAAGACAAGGGGTAATTTCGGCAACCACTACCGCAGATCAGGCCGCCGGATTGTTAAGCGCAGCACATCTGGTAGGTGCTGGTGGTGCTGCAACTTGGTATAAAACAGGTGGAGTAGTTCAAGATGCCAATGGTACATCTGCGGCTTCTTATTATAATAGAGGAATTTATAGTCAAACTCAAGTGCCTGTTATTACCGCAAGCAATGCTAGTAAACCCGGATAAATATTAACATGGCACTTTATAACGGATTCAGCACTTTAAGCAGTAGCAAAAAATTTAAATTAACTGACTTTGAATTAGTAAAGCAGGATTTACAAAATCATTTTGCTATTAGAAAAGGCGAAAAATTAATGAATCCTGAATTTGGCACTATCATTTGGGACATGCTGTTTGAGCCGTTAAATGAAGATACTAAAAATGCAATTATTCAGGACATCAAAAAAATTGTGGCCAATGATCCAAGAATCGCTGTACAAAATGTGATAGTGACTCAATTCGACCGGGGCCTGCAAATTGAATTAGAAATAATCTATATATCAACTAATCAAGTTGATAAATTAGCTATCCAGTTTGACCAGCAAAGTCAAAAATCTAATACAATTCTTTAAAATACCATATTTAGTTCTCAATAAATACATAAAACGGGGACACTATGGCCATCACTACACGTCAAACTAGTCTGTTAGTCAATCAGGACTGGACTAAACTATACGAAAGTTTCAGGAACGCAGACTTTCAAGCATATGATTTTCAGACACTACGAAAGTCGATGATCGACTATCTAAGAATCTATTATCCAGAAAGTTTTAACGACTTCATCGAATCAAGCGAATATATTGCATTAATTGATTTAATTGCATTCCTTGGTCAAAGTTTGGCGTTTAGGTCTGACCTAAACGCAAGGGAAAACTTTATCGATACAGCCGAGCGTCGTGACAGTGTTTTAAAATTAGCCAAACTTATAAGCTATATTCCCAAGAGAAATCAAACTGCTAACGGATTTTTAAAATTTGAAAGTGTTCAATCGTCTGAACAATTACAAGATAGTAACGGCATTGACCTAACTAATTTAATTGTAAAATGGAACGACAGCAGTAATATTAATTGGTATGAGCAATTCGTAACAGTGTTAAACTCAGCACTGCCATCGAATCAGCAGATTGGTCGTCCTGCTAATACTCAACTGATAAGTGGTGTTACTAACAGCGAATACAACGTAAATTTACCACCCGGTACTTTACCGGTATTTGGATACAGCACACAAGTAGAAAATGCTACACTAAATTTTGAGATTGTCAGTGGTACCAGTGTTGGCCAAAATTATATCTATGAGTCTTCCCCGTCCCCTGGAAAACCACTAAACATCATTTATAAAAATGATAATTTAGGCAATAGCAGTAATAATACTGGTTTCTTTTTTTACTTTAAACAAGGAACCTTGCAAAATCAAAGTTTTAGTTTTGCAGAAAGTATCCCTAATAATTTAGTTAGTATTAACACAGATAACATCAATAACACAGATACATGGTTGTATGAAGTTAACAGTTTAGGGGGATTAGGTACTCAGTGGGAACAGATACCGTCAGTGACTGGCGTTAACATTATCTATAATAACAACGCAGCAAAGAAAAGTTTTCAAGTATCCACTAGGGGTTCGGATCAAATTGACTTAGTTTTTGGCGACGGTACTTTTGCGGCTATTCCGCAAGGATCATTCAGAACTTATTTTAGGGTAAGTGCAGGTCTAAGTTATACCATTACACCTGACGAGATGACTAATATTCGATTTGTGATACCTTATATCAGTAGAAGTGGCAGATTAGAAAACTTAACGATCATTGCCAGTTTAAAGTACACAGTGGCCAATGCACTGCCAAGAGAAAGTCTAGCAGAAATAAAGACTAAAGCTCCGCAATTGTACTATACACAAAATAGAATGGTCACAGGAGAAGACTACAATACTTTTCCTTACAGCAATTATAGCACAATTAGTAAACTTAAAGCGGTTAATAGAACCAGTAGCGGTATAAGCCGATATTTAGATGTTTTTGATGTAACTGGTAGATATAGTAGCACGAATATCTTTGCAGAAGACGGCATTGTTTACAAGGAAGATGCAGACAGCAGTTTTAATTTTACTTTCAACACTACGTCCGACATCAATAGAATAATTCAAAATCAGGTCCTGCCTGCTGTTCGTAACAAAACACTGCAACATTTTTATTATGAATATTTTAATAGATATTCATTGTCTAATTTATTTTGGAGTAGAAGTGTAGTTGGGTCAGGGTCTAGTTCTGGTTACTTTGTTGACAATCAAACAAATAAAATAGGCATTGGCCCAGGGGTAGTGGGTAATAACAAATATATGGCTGAAGGCAGTATAATAATATTCAGCCCTGGACAAAATAACTATTTTAACAGTGCCAATGAGATTGTGCCTTTGCCCAGCAGTGGTCAAGTACCGCAAAACGGCCAGCCATTGATATATGCCAGTATTACACAATTAATAGGTAATGGTAATCAGGGAAACTTAGTCAATGGACAAGGTCCAGTGGCTTTAAGTATGAACATTCCGTCCAATGCCCAAGCCTTGGTGGCGATTCCAGGATTTAGCAATAGTTTTAGTACATCTTTTATCTCGCAATTAATTACTTTAATCAGCAATTATTCAGAATTTGGAATTAGATATAGCCAAGAAAGTCAAGACTGGGTAATTGTTAACAGCGAAGATCTAGATATTGAAAATGCATTTAGTCAGCAATATCAAGGTGCTTCAAATGGACTAAACTTAGATTCAAGTTGGGTGTTAGCATTCACTCTGAGTAGCAGTACGTATACTGTACAACTCAGGGGATTGAGTTATATTTTTGAAAGTGTATCCGAAACTAAATTTTATTTTGATGATAGGGTAAAAATATTTGATCCGGTCACTGGATTTACTGTCAATGACAGTATTAACGTATTAAAAGTAAATGGAAATCCTGACACAGGGTTCCCGCTGACTGAAAACGTATTATTTTATATCTATAATCAAATTGCAGAATCTGATGGTTATGTAGATGCCAGCAAAATTTTAGTAACTTACAGTGACATTAACAATGATGGCGTACCCGACGATCCGGATATTTTTAATTCAGTTGTACAACCTATTGTAGACACATTTGAAAACACAAATGAAATTATTCCTTTTATAAATGTATATCCTTTAGGACAAGTGTTTTATACTTCTGACAACAACTCTTATTATAGAATAGTTTCTTCTAATAACGTTAGAAGTTTACAATTAGAATCTTCAACTCAGTACAATAAATTTGTATTTTTTATAAAAACTTACGGGTATAGTAGTTTTGTAAGTTTTGAGCCTGTAACTGTTGGCACAGTTAATTCAGAGTTTCCCAATGAAATTAGCATTGTCGGTAACATCAATAACTATCCCGAAGGCCAGATTTTCTATACATATGCAGATGAAAAATTCTACATATTGAATGTTGTCAACGGTGTTCGCTCGTTGGTCGAAAGCAATGATTATCTAGCTAGGATAGGACGGCCAACTTTATATTTTCAATATAGACACAATGCACCTGGTAGCAGAAGAGTTGACCCTAGCCCAAGTAATTTAATAGATTTGTATATTTTGACAAAAGAATATGAAACTAACTATAGAGCCTGGGCATTGGATACTACAGGTACAATCTCTGAACCATCTAAACCCACCGGGGAATCTTTAAATCTTTCATTGAGTGGTTTAGAAAACTATAAGTCAGTCAGCGACGCAATAATTTACAACTCGGCAAAATTTAAACCTTTGTTTGGAAATAAAGCTAGACCAGAACTACAGGCAACTTTTAAAGTTATCAAAAATTCCAATGTTAATCTGACAGACAGTGAAATAAGAAGTCAGGTCCTGGCATTAATAAATTCTTTTTTCGCAGTAGGAAACTGGGATTTTGGAGAAACTTTTTATTTTACTGAGCTGGCCACTTATATCCAACAAAGTCTGGCACCAAATATCAGTAGTATAATCATTGTGCCCAACAGCACAAGTCAAACCTATGGATCTTTACAACAAATTAGCAGCGACCCCAATGAGATTTTAATAAGTTGTGCAACTGTGCAAAATATTGAAATTATAACCGCAATAACAGCAGCTCATTTAAACGTACAAAATTTAGCGGTAAATACAATAATTAACTGATGAAAATTTCATGCCTATTACAAAAACTATAAATTTCCTACCTGGAATATTTCAGTCTGACACAAACAGAAAGTTTTTAAATGCTACTCTGGATCAATTGATGACAGAGCCAAATTTAATTCCCATTAATGGTTATGTGGGAAGAAAATTTGCTCCAGGATTCAATAGCATTAATTCTTATGTATTAGAACCCACAGCAGATCGTGCAGACTATCAACTTGAGCCCAGCATTGTTGTTAAAAATCAAAACACCAACAATGTTGAATTTCAAACTACATATCCTGAAATATTACAAAAGTTAGATTTTTATGGGGGTAATACTGATAATCAAGATACTCTTTGGTCCAGTGATTTTTATAGCTATAATTCCAGAATTAATGCAGATGCATTTATTAACTTTGGACAGTATTACTGGTTGCCCAATGGACCTACTCCAGTTGATGTGTATGCGGGCACCGCAGATTTAGAGCGAACATTTTATGTATACCCTGATGCAGGGTTAAATGTTTATAATCTTAGTGGATTTGGTACTGTACCCAATCCTGACCTTGTTTTTGCACGTGGCGGCAATTATAAATTTATAGTTAATCAACCTGGAAAATCTTTTTATATTCAAACACAACCAGGAATATCTGGTATAAGCAATAGGACAAATCAAAGCACCAGACAGATACTGGGAGTGACCAATAACGGAACTGATGTTGGCACAATTTCATTTAATGTACCATCAGCTACAGATCAGGATTTTTATACGTCTATGCCAGTGGTGCAGGAAGTAGACTTAGTAAGCACAGTTAGTTATGCAGATTTACAAGGCAAATTGTTGTCAGAAATAAAATCTCAATACGGCGGCATTGACGGACAAAATGCAAATTTAAATGGAAAATATTTAATATTTGAAAATTACAGTGCGAACGCTGCTGACTGGACAGCCAGCTCTGTCACGGTGCCCGAAAGTCAACGTTACGGAATTTGGAAAATTATTCTGAACCCAGTGGGCTTAGACTATATCTTTACCTTAGTGTATTATCTTCCAATACCAGAAAATAACAAAGTAATTATTATGTCTGGTTTGGAATATGGTAATACAGAATGGTATACAACTAGTCAAGATAGATTACAAATTATTCCAGTGATTACTGCTCCGTTGACAGAATTGTATTATCAAGATAGTTCAGATCCAAGTCAGTACGGTGTAATTAAAATAGTTGAAGCTTCTAATAACATAATCAACGTTGATTCTGAAATCCTAGGAAAAAAAGGTTATGTTAGTCCCAACGGTGTAACATTTACCAATGGATTAAAAATTGTGTTTGATGATAGCGTGACACCCGAAGCATACCAAAATAAAGAATACTATGTAGACGGTGTTGGATCAGGGATCGTGTTAGTGGCAGTCAGCGATTTGATTATCAATGCTGCTCAAGCCAAGAACAATTATCAGCCGTCACAGAATTTTGTAGTATACGCATCGGCTAAACTTAATGCAGCCGCAGATCAATTGACTGTAACAACCACAGATAATCCAGATGGAACAAATGTTGCAGTGGGTCAGTTTCCTAATACTATAAACAGCAACTACATAGTTGAGCAGAATATTGAATTCAGGTATCCTTACCGAGCTGGACAGAACTTGCCAGGGGAACATGAAAATTTATTATTCTCGGCTGATAACATAGGTGTAACTCTTCCTGGTATAGTTATCAACGGTGTTAGTAATGGCGCAACGGTTCCCGGACAAAACAATACCACTTGGCATTATGATATAAATCAAGTTCTTATAAACGGACAAGATGCCTACGGCGGATATACCTTAGATAATGGAAGATATGTATATACCAATAGCAATTTTATAACAGCAAACGCATGGGGCAATGTAACCAGCTTTGTTCAAGGGTACACCGATTTAACAACAGGGCATAGTAAATTAATTGGATTTGCCAAAGACGGATATCCAATATATGGTCCGTTTGGCTACGATAATCCTATAGATGATGCAAGTGGTATTATCAGAATGGTAAGTTCTTATACCGCATCCTCTGATGGGTTGTATAGGCCTCCGGCTCAGACGGTTACAGTTACAGCAGATGCTACGAGCACGAATTTTATTGCAGTATCGACTACTAATGGAATAAATCCGGGTATGCGTGTAACGCTTAATAATGGCGGTATATCAGAAGGCACTGTATGGGTAGTTAACAATGGTTTAAAAACTGCTCAAGGACTGCCAAACTTTAATGGGACAATTAGTCAGATTCAGTTAAACACCAATGTTACTGTGCTGGCTGGAACTAGTTTAACTTTTGAGTTTTTACCAGGTGCATTCATCGAAGATTATACATTTGACGAAAATACAGGCACATTAGATCAATACAACGGACGATTCTGTGTAACTCCAGAATTTCCCAACGGAACGTATGCATATTTTGTTACTCAAAATTCAAATAATCAACCGGTATACCCTTACATAGTGGGATCTGCATTCTATGGTAGTACCGCAATCGATACGAATACCAGCTTGGCAACTCCGGATTATTTAATAATCAGTAGAGCCAGTAAAGATTTGAATCCGTGGACTCGAAGAAATCGATGGTTTCACAAGAATGTATTAGAGTTGACTACAATTTATACAAATATCGAACAAATCGTCGATTCGGAAAACAGAGCAAAACGTCCTATCATTGAATTTGACAGCGATCTTCAATTATATAATTTTGGAAAAACTGCTAAACAACCAGTGGACATTTTTGACACCAGAATCGAGACTCCATTTACAACAGTTGAGGGTGTAACAGGAATATTTGTTGATGGTATAGAGTTAGTCGAAGGCATGCGAATAATTTTTGGCGCAGATCAAGATCCTAATTCTAAAGCTAAAATCTGGGTTGTTACTTTTGTAAACATATACGATGATCCAACACAACCTGAAATTATTCATTTAGTTCCAGCAACCGACAGCACAGTTTTGGCAGATGAAACTGTCAGCGTGTTTAACGGAATAACAAACAACGGCAAAAGTTTTTGGTATACTGGTACAGAATGGTTAGAAAGTCAACAAAAGTTAACTGTCAATCAAGCTCCGTTATTTGATGTATTCGACAACGAAGGAATAAGTTTTAATGACATTAGCAAATACCCTATTGTAAACAACCAAACTAGGTTTCAAGGAAATAAGATTTTTGGTTATAAATTAGGTGAAGGCTCAGCAGATCCTGTATTAGGTTTTCCATTGTCTTATAAGAACTTCAACAATGTTGGGGACATAGAATTTGAAAACTTTTTTGAAACAGACACATTTTCTTTTGGGGAAAATAATACAACAGTAATAAAAAATGTTAATTCAGGATTCTTGCATAAAAATAATGCAAACGGTACATTTAGTAAAATTAATACTTGGACTAATGTAAATACACCGTCAAGACAAATGCAAGATCTTGCATTTACTTACGATGGAATCACAAATAGGTTTAACATTGATATTATACCAGACTTGTCGACCACGGAACCCAATATTATAGTTTACGTAAATGCTAAACGATTACCGGTATCGGATATAAATGCATATCCTTTGCCTGATAACAATTTAATGTTAGTTATTAATCCGTTAAAAATAGAACAGGGTGATAGAATTGACATTTTGGTATATAATAGCACCGAATCAAGCCAGATAGGTTTTTATACTTTTCCTGACAATTTAAATTATAATCCACAAAATGCTTTATTAAAATATCCCACATTAGGAGAATTAAGAAATCATATAGGAGAATTAAGTCAAAATAATTTACTATTTACGGGTTCATATCCAGGAGTTAGTAACCTTAGAGACTTATACATTGAAAATTTTGCTGGCACCATGTTGCAGCAAAGTGCTCCTATTAGCTATGCTGGCATGTTCTTAAGTGATGAAGAATTTAATTTTGTCAGCTCGTTATTAAATGCTCAGCAAGAATATACAAAATTTAAAAATAAATTTTTAACTTTGGCCGGCAAGTCTAATCAAATTGATCCGACAAATCCTGTTACTGGTGTTGATTATATTTTAAAACAAATTAACATTATTAAGGATAAAACATTTCCTTGGTATTATAGTGATATGGTACCATATGGGGATAACAAAAAAACAATCACTTATTCAGTGTTTAATCCTAATCAACGAAATTACGAAATAACAGAAATTTTTAGTAATGAAACAGTTGGCAGCAAAGCAATTCTACTATACTTAAATTCTACTCAATTAATATATGGAATAGATTATACATTCTTAGTTACTGGTCCTGGAGTTAGAATATTAGACACTGTTGAATTAAATATCGACGATACTATCACTATAGTAGAATATTATGATACTGATGGAAACTGGATTCCAGAAACTCCTACTAAACTAGGATTATATCCAAAATTTACGCCTGAAATATTTACAGATTATACTTACACAACACCGCAGACTTTTATTAAAGGACACGATGGAAGTTTAACTGTAACTTTTGGAGACTTCAGAGATCAATTAATATTAGAATTAGAAAAAAGAATTTATAACAATATTAAAGTTGTATACAGTGAAAAACTAGTAAACATCTATGACAGCATTCCTGGCAAATTCAGAGATACAGGGTTTACTTTGGCACAGTACAATAATCTTATTGCACGACACTATTTGCAATGGACAGGAGTGAATAATTTAGATTACGTGACAAATAGTACGTATGTAAACGATTCTCCGTTTAGTTACAATTATTCTTCGGCCAAAGATAAGATTAATGATGCAAACTTACCAGGAAGCTGGCGTGCCTGTTATGAATATTTTTACGATTGCCAGACTCCACATTTATCTCCATGGGAGATGTTAGGTTTCAGCGAACAACCCGACTGGTGGGAAAATGAATACGGTCCATCTCCATATACATCAGGTAACAAAATTTTGTGGACTGATTTACAAAATGGGCTGATTGCACAAGGCAGTAGACAGGGCATAGATAATAGGTTCAAGCGCCCTGGACTACTAGACTTCATACCTGTAAACGAAAATGGTGAGTTATTGCCGCCAATCGGATTAATTACTACGTCATATGACAGTACCGGATTTAATCGATCTTGGGTCATGGGACAATTTAGTCCTACAGAAACAGCCTGGAGAAATAGCAGTGACTATCCATTTGCTGTTCAATACGCAATAGCAATGATGAAACCTGCAAAATATTTTGCATATGGGCTAAACACAAACAAATATAGATATAATACAGATTTAGATCAATATGTAATAACAGGAACAAACTATAGGATTGTTCCTGATGATGTTGATGTTAACGGATATACTAACAGCAATGGTTCTATTAGTAGAGCTTCTGGCTACTTAAATTGGATTACTGACTATCAAACAAGTAAAGGTGTAACAGATAAACAACCACTGTTGGATTTTGTCAGAAATTATAATATTCAATTAAGTTACAGGATGGCAGGATTCAGTGGCAAGCAATATCTCAAAATTTTAGCAGAACAAAACAGCCCTGAAAGCACCAATGAAACTATCATTATACCAGACAGCGATTATGATTTAGTTCTGAGTAAATCAACTCCTGTTTTAAATGTAAGATACAGTGGAGTGATAATAGAAAAAACAAATTCAGGATTTAAAGTTTCTGGATATGATTTGGCTAGACCTTATTTTACTGTTGTTCCTCCTGTTACTACTGGAACCAAAAAAATCGTTAGAGTTCTTGACAGAACAGTGGAGTATTACACTGAGTATACAAATTATAGAATAAACGTGCCCTACGGCACTGAATTTACTAACCTTCAGCAATTATCTAATTTGCTTTCTGGAATAGAAAGATTTTTAACTTTACAAGGATTTAAATTTGGATATTTTGATGAAAGACTGGGACAAATCAGAAACTGGGAACTAAGTGTTAGGGAACTGTTGTTCTGGGTACAACAAGGGTGGGGAGTCGGCAGTGTAATTACATTAAGTCCTGTGGCTGATACACTCAAATTGACCAACACATCTGCCACAGTGGATGTTATCAGTAATTCTTTCTTTGGTACAAAAGTCGTAAATCAAAACTTTAGCGTATTAAATTCTGATGGGTACTCTGTTACCAGAGACAATAATCAATTTGATTTAGCGTTGACTAACAGTGTGGACCTAATAGGATATGCAGAATTAAACTTAGTCCAGTATGAACATGTTTTAATATTTAATAACAAAACACAGTTTAACGATATTATCTATGACAGTGTCATGGGGCAGCGACAGTACAGATTAAAAATTGTTGGACAAAAAACTGGCGGATGGACAGGAACTTTAGCAGCACAAGGTTTTATTTACAATCAACCAGGAGTACAAGCCTGGAGAATGAATAAAGATTATCTTAAAGGCGATCTAGTAGAGTATAAAAACTTTTACTATGCGGCAAATAAAAAATTACCAGGCGCGACTAGTTTTAATTTCTCAGACTGGTTACCGGTTGATAAAAATAAAATTAAAACAGGATTGTTATCTAATTTTGCTCGCAACGCTCAGTTACCAGAAACTTTTTACGATGTTGACCAAGTAAATTTAGAAAGCCAGTACGATCAGTTTGCATTGGGACTAATTGGGTATAGAAATAGATCCTACTTAAATGAATTAGGACTAGATGATGCTAGTCAAGTTAAATTTTATCAAGGATATATTAAAGAAAAAGGGACTAGAAATTCTATCAATGCATTGGGTCAAGTGAGTTTTAGTGGTCGACCAAGTGATGTCAGTGTCAGTGAAGATTGGGCATTCAGAGTAGGCGGATACGGAAGTGTTGGCACAAATCAATTTGTTGAGTTGGTATTAGATGAAGCATACACTCTTAATAACCCTACCAGTGTTGAAGTTTTATCTAATAATTCTGTAGTATTTGGATCTTTATATAACGATAATCTTGGATTGTATAAAACTGCGGTCTCTCCGTGGTCTAGTCCATTTTTATTAAACCGGACCATTAACAGCGATTACAGTGATGACATTTTAACTGCAGGGTTTGTAAACATTGAAGATGTTGATTTTACATTGTTTGACCTAAGAAATATTACGTCGTTGAATGCTGGTATTTGGGTAGCTAAAGATTACAATCAAAAATGGAATGTGTTCAGAGTAGTAGATACAGATACCAAAATTGTTAATTCTATTAATGCTTTAAATAACAGGGTATCTATAGTAACGGATAAGTTTCACAATCTGTCTAAAAATGATCCAATTTTAATTACAAATACCGATAAATTTAATGGGTTCTATAGAGTAATAACAGTTGAATCTCTTACTTCATTTACCATCGAAGTAGAAGTCTCGTTACGAGGCTTTAGCTCGGCAACCCAGTCTGGCAGCTTGTTCAAATTGATCAGTATGAGAGTCACTGACCCGTCGGACATAATTTCTATTCCCTCAGTGACTAACTGGATGCCAAATGATAAAGTTTGGGTTGATAATTCTAACACTCAACAAGAGTGGGCAGTATACAACAAGACTGAACCATGGTCAATGACTAGAAGTTTACCTTCGGGCACTTTATCTAATTCTAGACAGTACGGCAGTTCTGTTAGTTTAAGTAACAATAATAAATTTGCAGTAGTGGGTATTCCTGGGTATTCAGGCAGTTTATTAGCCAATGCTGGCGCTATATCTAATTACATTCTGAACTTCAATAATGAGTTAGTAGAGGATGTTACACTAGACGGCAAAGCAGTGGGAACTATTGGGCTAGGATCAGTGATTGATAGTGGAACTGATCGAGTAATTGCAAGCGCACCATTAAGCGGATCTGGCCGAGGGTGGATTTACACATACAAGAGGGGCGCATTTGGATCGTTAACTGAATCGCAACTGTTATGCCCAAATGTTAATTCAGCTGCAAATTTTGGTTATAGTATCAGTGTTAGCAAAGACGATCAATGGTTATATGTCGGTGCTCCTGAGGCAGGCACAGTATTTGTGTATGCACTTAACAATTTAATGGAAAGCGGCAACAGCTCTGTTACGGCCAATGGCAATGTAAATTCTTTTGTCCTTTCATTTACTCCTTATGACAGTGAGGCAGTTTTAGTAAGAAGTGCCAGTAGAACGTATGTTCCTAATTACGATTATACAATATCTGGTTCCACAATTAACTTTGTATCTCCACCGCCAGCTGGTACTATAAGTGTAGTTCAGGAGGTCGGGTATTCATTGTACGCAACTATTGCAGGCAATGCGGCAGAAAAATTTGGCTACAGTGTTTCTTCTACTATAGAAGGAGCACAAGTAGTAATTGGATCTCCACAGGCAAATGTTACTGTTGGCAACGTTACTTACACTAATAGCGGATCTGTTGATATTTGGAATAGATCTATAGAAAATTATATAGCTAAAGGCAGTGAAAATTTATTCAGTGGTATTAGTGCGATAAGTGAATTTACAAAAGTTTACTTAGATGGAACTTTACAAACGCTGGGTATAGATTGGGTGCCATTTAATGTAAACTGGGTTCTGTTTTCATCTACTCCCAAATTAGGACAAATTGTTACAGTAGAGTCTAATATTTTGCATGAAATTCAATCAATATATCCTCAAACACCATATACAGATCAACAGTTTGGATATAGTGTAGATATATGTACAAATAACTGTAGTCTTTTTGTTGGCGCACCTTATCAAAGTCAAACTAATTTGCTTAGTGGGGCAGTTTATCGCTTCTTAAATCAAGGAAGAGTGTACGGGACAATCACAGGTACAATTCAGAATCCTACAGTAAACAGTGGTGACTCTTTACGAATTAATAACTTTGTGGTAACTTTCAACAACACCAACTTGGGTGATGTTGTGACAGCAATCAATAACGCTAACATACCAGGAGTAACTGCATCAGCAGTAAATGGTTATTTAAAAATTGATAGTAATAGTCTAGTCCTTGCAGATAAATTACGTATCCTACCGGGAATAGGTTCAGCAATCAATGATCTTGGCTTGGAAGTATTCACAGAAGTCGAACTCATAAACAATTATAGCAACAAATCCTATGATTATTTTGGAAAAGTTGTTCAAATTAACAATAATAGTAATATTTTAGTTGTGGCCAGCGACTCAGCTGCCACTCTTGTCACAACAACATTTGATTTAACTTCAAGGGTTACAACATTCGATACAGGATCAACAGGATTTAAAGAACCGGTTGACGACAGCGGTTCTGTTTGGATTTATAGCTATTTGCCAAGCAATGTAAATTCTATTGCCAACGCAGGAAAATTTGCGTTTATACAACAATTGACACCTACCTCTGCCGAGGGTTCTCTTAAAACCAATGACAGATTCGGTAGCGGAGTTTCTATAACAGAATATCAAATGTTGATAGGATCTTTGAATTTTAATCAATTTAATTTTAATGCAGGTAAAGTATTCCAATTTAATAATCAAAATAATTTGTTAGGATGGGACAAGCTACGAAGCCAAGAACCTAGAGTGGACATTAATGGAATAACAAAAGCTTACATCTACGATGCACAAAGTCAATCTATACAATACAATTTAGATTATATTGATCCAGCAAAAGGAAAAATATTAGGTTTAGCCGAGCAAGAAATCACATACAAAATAGACTACGATCCTGCTGTTTATAACAATACTTCATTGAGTACTGTGGCCAAAGATAATAATTTATTCTGGACTAATCAGCAAGTTGGTCAAGTATGGTGGGATCTAAGTGTAATCAGATACATAGATTACGAGCAAGGGTCAATTAAGTATAGAAATTCAAATTGGGGAAGAGCTTTTCCTAATAGCAGTGTAGATGTTTACGAATGGGTAGAAAGCATTTATCCGCCAAGCCAGTATGTGGCCAATGGAGGCAGCGGAACACCTAAATATCCAAGTGATAATGCTTATACTTCTTTAACATACATCGACCCACTGACAAACTACGCTACTGTTAAGTATTACTTCTGGGTTAAAGATAAGACAACATTGTCAGTAAATCAATTTGGCCGTAGTATCCCTGTTGCAACGATAGCTAGTTTTATACGTGACCCTAAGAACACTGGAATAAAATATTTTGCTGCTCTTAAAGACGACAGTGTGGCCATTTATAACATGGAAAATGAGACCACAGGAAGAAACACTATTTTTCATTTAGACTATGTTACACAAATCAACAGCAATATTATTCATAATGAATTTGCTTTATTAAACGACACAACTAGCAAGTCTGATGAAATACCACAGAATATCTATAACAAAATGGTAGATAGTATCAGTGGAGCAGACGTTTTTGGAAATCCAGTACCTGATCCTACGTTACAAGTTCAAAATAGATACGGTATAGATTTTAGACCAAGACAGAGCATGGTAATAGACAAAGACGAAGCCATGCGAGAATTTGTTCTTTATACAAATAAAATATTAGAAAAGAATTTAATCAGCCAAGGTTACGACATATCGGGGCTGTCTCTTGGAGAACCAATACCAACATCTAATTCTGGGGCATATGATTTGACCGTGACTAACTTAGAAGAACTAAGTTACGTGAATATTCAAATACGTCCAATTGGCTATAAAGTTTTAGTGCAAACTAATAGTTTAATTGGTAATTTGTGGACCATTTATGTTAAAGACCGGTCGGTGTTAACATGGCAACCTAATACAAATTACAAACGTGGGCAATATATTCTTAATAATCAAATTGCTTACTATGTAAAAAATAATTTTACCAGCGGAGCAACTTTTACTTTCACTGACGATATTGAAATTTATAATGTCAGAAATGAATGGGTATTAGATAGGGTACAAGCTTATAATAACAATGACTATTGGGAATTTGTTGATTGGTACGCACCTAACTACGACCAAACTGTAAAGCCAAATTATACAATTCAAACAACCGCAGAATTGGGGAATTTAAATTTAAAAGCACAGGATATTGTTAAGATATTAAACAATGGACAGGGCAAATGGTTTATTATTCAAGTTTTTCCTAACATAGTTAATACTGTTGCAATTCAGGATGGTACTATACAATTAAAAGATAATTTATATGAATTGCCTGCATATGGTATGGGATTTGACAGTGATAACTTTGATATAAACAGATTCGACCAAAACCCAAGCATCGAAATCAGATCAATCGTTGATATTATTAAGAATAATATCTTTATTAACAATCTTGACATTGAATTTTTAAAATTATTCTTTGTTTTTGTAAATTATGTACTGTACGAGCAAAAAAATGTTGATTGGGTATTTAAAACCAGTTTTATCAATGTACTACAACAAATCAAAGGATTAAATCAACCTCCTATATACAGCAGAGAAAATATTGACATATACTTAGATTATATCAATGAAGTAAAACCTTATAAGACTACAGTGAGAGAATATGTAGTTGATTATCAAGGCGACGACAACTATACAGGATATGTAACAGATTTTGATGTACCCCCATACTATGACCCGGTATTAAAAATAAACAGGAGTCCTAGCGGAGAATTCATCGAAGACATTAGAGCTTTACAGCAACCGCAATATGCTGATTGGTTATCTAATTATTCTTACAATATCGAATCAATTGAAATAATCAACGGTGGAACTGGCTACACTTTCCCGCCAACAGTGGTAATTACCGGTAGTAATAACGGAAATGATGCTGTGGCAAGAGCATTAATTACCAATGGCGTTGTTACAAAAATAATTTTAGTGTATGCAGGCAGCGATTATATCACTACTCCTATAATTTCTATAGTTGGTGGAAACGGAACAAAGGCATCAGCAAGAGCAGTCTTAAAGAATGATAAAGTAAGGTCGATTACAGCTAAATTAGTCTATGATCGATATACATATGGCAGTACAATTGTAAATTGGACTCCTAACACTGTTTTTACACAAGGTCAAATAATAACCTATAATAGTGTAGCATATGTAGTTAATACATCTTTTACTTCCGGAAATAATTTTAGTTTAACTAATTTAACAGTGTATCCTGTTACTAAAATTGACAATGCCAACGACAGAATACAAGCGTATTACAATCCAGAAATTGGATTGCCGGGCAAAGATTTTGCACTACTACAGTCAGGTATTGATTACCCTGGAGTGAAAGTTAAAGGCCCAGATTTTGATGAAAGCGGCGGCTTTGATGTTGCGGCTTTTGACAGTACACCATTTGACCCGTTGACCATAGACAGTGATGGCACCTATGTAATCAGTGACGTAATACTTGACACAGTTATCACCAGTGACTATACCGATACAACACTAGGTACTAAACCTGAAGATATAATTGTAGACGGCGGTCCTTATGTGTACGACAAATATACAGAATGGAGACAAAATACATTCTACGATAAAGGAGATTTAGTAAGTTACAATAATCAAATTTGGTATACTGTACAACCCTTTACTTCAAGCACATCTTTTAGTGCCAACAACTTTACCACCTATAATATAGGGCCTTATGCTAGTCATGCACCAGAAGAACTTGTGCCTGGCAGGGTATATGACACATTAGATTTGAGGGTTAGTACTCTTGCAGTAGATCCGCTATCGACTTCGTATCAAAATTGGTCGTACTTCCAAGGAATTTATGTCGACTCGATTGCCGTAGCCAACGGTGGGTCTGGCTATAATCCTGGAACTACTGGAGTTGTACTAGAGGGCGGCGGATATATTACTCAAGCTGTAGCACAGGTTCTATTAGATGCAAATGGCACAGCTTATGGATTTCAAATATTGAACGGGGGAGCAGGATATCATACTACTCCAAATGTAATAATTACTGGGTCTAATACCACTCCAATTATTGCCAGTGCTGTGATGAAAATAAGCAACGCACCAAGTTCTGCAAATCCTTATGCTAAGTTAAGCTATCGTGTGTTTAAAGATATGGTGGATAACTATACTTACATAAGAATAGACGGATCTGCTATTACTACGTTGGCAGCAAATCTAGAAATAACCGACACTGAAATTAATGTAACAAATGCATCAGTATTACCTGAACCGGCCGGTTCAGGTGGCGAACCGGGCGTAGTGTTCATCAATGGTGAACGCATTACTTACTACACAAAAGACAGCGCCAATAACAGACTTGGGCAGTTACGAAGAGGAACTAATGGCACCGGAATTAAAAAACATCTATTGGGTGATAGTGTAGTCGACGGAGGACAAAGTCAGTACGTTCCTTATAGCTCTAATAGAATTTGGTATGCAGGCAACACAGGCCCTGGGTCAATTAATATTTCAGTGAACTCAACTACTATTAATGGAACTAACACTTATTTCTTATCAAATTTAACAATCGGAGGCAATATTTTTGCAGCTGATGGTAGATATATTGGAGTGGTTTCTAGTATTAGTAGCAATACACTGGCCACAGTGTCTACAACTCCGAGATTTAACGCCACTGGTGTTAGTTACGATTATGCTGCTGATGTCACACTGACCACAGGAGCAAATGTAGCGTATACGTTTTATTCTAATACTGGGTACATTAGAAGTAATTTATGGTATTCATCTGGCGGAACTCCAATATCAACAGAATTTGCTAATGTAATCACTACAGAAAGTTCTAGACCAATGGACATTGATGGGACTGGACAAGATGATACTGCCACTGATGGCACTGGTTTATACAATGCAACTACCATTCAATCTCAGTTCTTGAGACAAGGCCAAGTGGGATAAAAATATAATAAATACAGGATAAAGGTTTAAAATGGCTATTAAAATATCTGAACTGCCCGAAATAAATTCGGCTAATCTTATAAGTTCTTCTGTTAGTGTGATACCAATAACAGCGGACAGCCCCATTTTGGACACGTATAAAGTTCGAACCACTACATTAAAAACTTATATCGAAAACGGGGATTTTGACGCAACAGGTAACATCACAGCTACAGATGTAAAATTTAGTACATGTACTAGTCCAAGATTAAGTTTGGGAACTGTAAGTGGATCTACAGTAATTGATGCTTCTGCTAGCCAATTTCAGACTCTTGTCACTAACGGAAACGTTACTTTGGCATTTATAAATTGGCCAACAACTGGAAATGTTAGAGAAATTACTTTAGGTATAAACGTAATTAGCACCACGCACAACATTATTAATCCCATTGATGTTACGACCAATGCAAATGGAATCACTGGGTATAATCCTAGTACCCGAGTTTTTACTGCACCTACTCCTGGAGTTTACAGCTTTAATTATTTAACAACCAACGCTGGTACAAGTATTACACTAAGTGAAAACAATACTGTACTTCGTCCTTTTAATTCAACTAGTCAAGTAATTACAGCCAACAGCAGTGTCATTGATTTAGGGGCAACATATAGTGTATATAATCCAAGTACTATTTCTAATGTCGGGACTGCAACATTGGCCAACGGAGTCGTGGGGCAAATAAAAGTTATTTCTAGTATGGGATCTTCGACGTTTACTGTAAATATAGCAGCTCCGAGTTGGAAATTGGGATCAGGCAACATTATGTTTACAGGAAATACATCTTCAATCACGTTGTCGTGGCAGTCAGCATTACAAGATTGGATAGTGCTTTCATCTTATGGTAATGTAATACTGAGTTAATATACAAAATGCAAGAAAAAGACCAGATAAATAGAAATAATGAGTTAGACAAAAAGGATGATGTTCCGCAAAAACCCAACGAATCTACAGGTATATATGTTCGTGGTTTTGTAAGAATCACAGATCCCGAAACTGGAAAAGTTCTAGTAGAAACAGCAAAATAATGGATTGATTATGTTTGATAAAACCAATACGATGATTCAAGGACACATAAAAATTTGGTGTCCTTGCACCGGTGAAATTCTCAGTGATAAATCTAATGCAATCCATTATGAAAACATGAGTGAAGCTTTGGCCCAGAGTTTGGCTAACAAAGGCACAGGATTTATCCAAAGTATGGCTTTTGGAAACGGTGCCACCGCAGTTGACAGTACTGGGGTAATTACCTATCTTCCTACAAATACATACGGACAAAATGCAAGTTTATACAACCAAACTTACAGTAAAGTAGTAGATAACACTAGTGCATTAAACACAGACCCCAGTAGAAATTATATAGAAGTAAGACACACACCAGGATTGATCTACACAGATCTTTTTGTAAGTTGTTTGCTAGACTATACTGAACCTGCCGGACAACAAGCTTTTGATAACAGTGCTACAATGACAGGGACTTACGTGTTTGATGAACTGGGATTACTAAGCGAAAGTGAAAAACTTTTAACTCACGTAGTTTTCCATCCAGTTCAAAAAGCTTTAAACAGATTAATTCAAATTGATTACACAATTAGAATTCAAACTTTGACAAATTTGAGTAGTAATTTGTAACTGGAAAAAGAATATAAATATACTAAACGGATATATGAATAATGGCCTATACGATTAATTTAACAAATGGTACAATTTTAACGACCATAGCGGACGGTACAGTTAACAGTACGGCCTGTAGTCTTACCTTAGTGGGTAAAAACTATGCAGGTTATGGTACTTTTTTGAATACAGACTTAGTTCATGTTCTTGAAAACTCTGCAAGTACTACACCGCCAACAACCCCATTAATTGGGCAACTTTGGTGGGATAGTGCAGGCAATTTAAAAGTTTATACAGGTTCTACATTTAGAACTTTGGGTACAATGACAGCTAGTAACAGCGCACCTACGGGATCTGTTACTGGCAATGCTTGGTGGGATACATTTAATCAGCAGCTCAATATATACAATGGTGCTTCATGGGTCTTAATCGGCCCAGCTTTTACTAGTAACACCGGCCAGTCTGGAACAATTGTTGGAACTATCACAGATTCAGGGTTAACCAGCCACGTGGCGGTTAACGTATATGTTTCTAACACTTTAGTAGCCATTGTCAGTAAAGACAGCGAGTATACTCCGCAAACTGTTATTTCTGGATTTAGCACAATCAGGCCAGGATTTAATTTAAGTACAGCAATTGCTAATATTAAGTATGTGGGCACTGCTACAAATTCGGACGCACTAGGCAGTATTAGTTCGACTAATTATGCTAGAACAGATATTGCCACTACTTTTGCCAACACTATTTCTGTTAATAATAACAGCGGGTTAACTGTTGGTACAGGAAATAATTTTACTGTTGGGGTAAGTGGAAATGTCACACAGTTAACTAATAACATACAAAATGCGAATTTGGTAATTCGTGCTAACATCGGTAGCGGAATTGTTACAGCACTAACAGTAAACGGATCCGACGGGTCTACTACTATTGCTAACTTAATTACATCTGGTGCTTTTAACACCAGCGGTTATATTGCTACAACTAGTGCAGACCAAGCAACTAGCAATGTGACAGGTGCTGTTAGAGTAACTAATGGTGGAGTTGGTGTAAATGGAAATGTGTTTACATCTAATAGCTTTGTTGCATTAGGCAACGTTGTCGTAAGTAGAGAAGCTCGCGCAACGGGTAATATTTCTACCAGCGGGTATCTTATTATTTCAAACAGTGATGCTGCTACCAGTAACGTAACTGGGGCACTGCGAATTAGCGGCGGAATGAGCTTAGGTGGAGCAATCTTTGCCGCTGGTAATATCAATGGCGCATATTTTAATGGTGTGGCTATCAATGCGTTATACGCTGACTTGGCAGAAAGATTCGAAGCAGACGCACACTATGAACCAGGTACAGTTTTGACCATGGGCGGTGCTGCAGAAGTTACAATTGCAACTGAAGAATTAAGTGAGGACGTATTCGGAGTTGTTAGTACTCGTGCAGCTTATTTGATGAACAGTCAAGCTGGGACCAATGAAACTCATCCTCCGGTAGCAGTCAGTGGCCGTGTTCCTGTTAAAGTAGTTGGCTCTATTAAGAAAGGCCAAAGATTGGTCAGTGCAGGCCGAGGATTGGCTCGCGCTGCAAATAAAGAAGAAATTACACCATTTAATGTAATTGGTCGAGCACTAGAAAACAAGGCAGACGACGGTGAAGGAACAATATACGCCATCGTAACATTAAATAGTTAAACGGAACAAAATATGACATACGCATCTGGTGGATTAATACAAGCAAGTGATTTCAACAATTTAGTAGGGGCCTCGGCAGGAACTCAAGGCGGTGGAACTCAACTTAATCCTGTTTGGTCAACTGGTCAGGGAAATTATGGCTACGGCCAAACCGCAGTCAGTAACGTGTCTGTCAGCGGCACAGTGGCAGCAACTAACTGGGCAAGTTTAGTTAATACATTAAATTCAGCCAGGATTCATCAAAGCGGCAGCGGATCTGGTATAAGTGCTCCAACTGCTGGAACCACAATAGCGTTTTTATCCACATTGACATCAGCAGTTTCCACAGCAGCCACTAACAGACTTAGTGCAGCTACTACTGGAACAACAACATCACTTGGTAAATCTGTAACAATGTCTGCCGCTGCTAGTTCTGCGGTGACTGGCACTATTACTTTTACTGTTACTTTCGCATCAGTCGATCAGGCACGCTATTTCTTTAATGCCGGCGGATCCTTAAATTTATCATATAGTGCTTTTACTAATACTGGTGGAACAGCTCGTGGGACTAGTATTCAAACCATGGCCCAAACTAATTTTGCATCAAAAAGGCTTAATGCTGCAAGTTACAGTGCCAGAACTGGCTCAGGTGGGACCTTAGTCACAGACACTACCACAGGCGGGTATTATGCACTAGGCGCAAGTACGGAAAGATTCCGAGTTAACAGCACCAGTTATTATACAGGCGATACCTTTCAAGTATTCTATGCAACCAATGGCACAACCGGATCTTATGGTGCAAACGGCAACGTCCTTACTATTACAGTGACAGCAACTTCTGCAACCACAGGATCCACTCAGCCGGCAGACAGTATTAACATCCTTTTGACCATGTTGTTAACAGCCACGTTTCCAGAAACAACTAACTTAACCAATTCTTGGGGCTCAGTGACTATTTCTTAATTTCTGAATCAAATCAATTGACAAGTAGAATAGGTATATATTATAATAGTATATACCTATTATTTTATTCATTATGACAACACCCGTAGAAGAAATTGTAAATCAAGTAAAGTTGGCCACAGATTATCAAATTAACAAACGATTGCTAAGGGAACGTATTTTAACAGACCTACACATGCCCTATGAAAACGGATTGTTCAAAATAAATCCAGAGTTATTGGCATTTGTGGCAACGTGGCCCGATGATATCTTGTACATAGAAGATATCTATTTGAATCCGATTAAATTAGATAAACAATCGTTTTTAACAAAGGCTCGACAACACTATCAAAGTGTAATGAATGAATGGCATCAACAACATGAAGAGCTCAAGCGAATTAGAAAAATCTAAAGGTGTACTGGTATTTGCTTTTAATAGTCAAAAAGTTAAGTACACCGAAATTGCAGATCAAACTAGCAGATTGGTCAATCGTACATCGGGACTTCCCGTGACTATTGTCACTGACGTAGATGCTGAATTAAAATTTGATTATGATCAAATAATTCGTGTTGACAGTAAAACTGGCAATGTTAGATTTTCTAAGGATCAACAAGTATACGAATGGAAAAATTTTGACAGATATCGAGCATTCGACTTCAGCCCCTATGATGAAACTATTCTAATAGACACAGATTATTTGATGCTGGACACTAGCTTGTTAAAATTGTTAGATCAACCTTTTGATTATAGGTTAATGTATAACATGCAGACTCCTCAAGCACTTAACATAGATGAAATGGGACCTGCAAGTTTGCCTATGGTGTGGGCCACAGTTGTGTTATTTCGAAAAACTCTAAGAGCCAAATTATTTTTTGATTTAGTAGGACGCATACAAAGAAACTATGGGTATTATAGAAGTTTATTTTCTATTAGAGAAACAAACTATAGAAATGATTTTGCATTTAGTATGGCCAATATTATTTTAAATGGGCACACCCTTACTCCCGAACAAAGTATACCATGGCCAATGTTAACTATAGAAGATAACATCGAGGCAATTGATCTTAAAAATAAATTTTTAACGGTCAAGTATGATAGCCGAGCAGATGTGATAAGCAGACAAAATTTACATATCATGGATAAGAATTATCTGTTGTCGGATCAATTCAAAAATTTTGTAGAAAGGATCTGCAATGACTAAAGGGTTTCTAACATTTGCACAAAATACAGATAAGGTGGATTATCTATCACTGGCGTACTGTCAAGCAATGAATGTAAAAAGCCTGCATCCAACTGCCAAGTATGCAGTGATCTGCGATAAAAATACCATTGATCAAATCACAGATAAACATAAAAAAGTATTCGATCATATAATTGAAATTCCCTATGACGAAAATAACAAAGATAGTACATGGAAACTATCTAATGAATATCAAGTTTTTTCACTGAGTCCGTTTAAAGAAACTATTAAACTAGAAAGCGATTTGTTATTCACCAGAAATATCGATCATTGGTGGAATGCATTCAGACTGCGAGACGTCGTATTAAGTACAGGTTGTAGAACTTATCGACAAGAATTATCTACATCGAGACTTTATAGAAAATTTTTTGATGACAACGAGTTACCAGACATTTACAATGGTTTGATGTATTTTAGGTATAGCAAAGTGGCCAGTGACTTCTTTTTAACAGCTCAACGAATTTTAAGAAATTGGGACTATTTTAGGGACAATGTTTTAAAAAATTGTCGAGAAGACACGCCCAGCACTGACGTACTATATGCTTTAACAGCAAAAACTATAGGAATTGAACTGTGTACCATACCTACTATGGATTTCATTAATTTTGTGCATTTAAAACCTGGCATCAACGGATGGGGTAATACAGATCAATCTTGGCAAGACATAGTGCTGCATTATAGAGATAATCATATGATTAATATTCATAATCTAAATCAATATAGTCCAGTGCATTACTATGATAAATCTTATGTAACAGAGGAATTAATAAATGAATATGAACGAACCTACTATAACAGTTAATGAAGATACCACGCTGGAAGAAATAATTAGACAATTAGACGAGTTGGGTTTAATAGATAAACCTACGCCAATTGAATACGAATATCGGATATATTATGACGAGTCTGGCAATATCACAGCCACATCTCCTACTGTAAAAGATGCAGAGATGTATGGATTTACCGGCAATTATATCATAGTAGATGAGGATACTTATAAAAGTGTAGTTGCAGAATTACACAAGTACATTGTCCGTAATAATAAAACTACAATTAGAAAAGACAATGCCGCGCAAACGCCGCAACTTGAAAAAAGTCAAACAGGGTTTAAAACAGTGGCAAATAATCCCGGTCTAATATTAGAAGACAATGAAACTTATAAAGATGTAGAACACTATGACTACAAAAATCATTGATATCGCAGATCTTGATTGCATATTCTTGACCTACGATGAGCCAAGAAAAGAAGAGTTTTGGATTAAGATTCAAAATTTAATTCCATGGGCTAAACGGGTTGATGGAATAAAAGGCAGCGATGCTGCACATAAAGCAGCAGCCGCGACCAGTGACACTGAAAGATTTGTGTTAATCGATGGTGACAATATACCAGACGCTGAATTTTTTAATCTTCAACTTAAGTTGGACGACAGTAATCATGACTGTGTGTTTAGGTGGAAAGCTCGTAATCATGTTAACGGGTTGATGTATGGCAATGGTGGAATAAGTTGTTGGACCAAAGAGTTCGTTAATAATATGCGAACACATGAAGCCACAGACGGCAGAGACGAAACTCTAATAGAATTTTGTTTTGATCCCAAGTATATTCCCATGCATGATTGCTATAGCACTACATTTCCCAATTCAACACCTTTTCAAGCTTGGCGAGCAGGGTTCCGCGAAGGTGTTAAGATGTGCTTAGATCGAGGAAAGAAACCCAGCTTGCAAGAGTTTGAGCAAAAAGTTCATGCCCGCAATTATGATCATTTATGCATTTGGCAAAGCGTTGGGCAAGATGTAGAAAATGGTCGGTGGGCTATATATGGGGCCCGATTGGGAACTTATATGACCATGCTCAGAGAATGGGATTATCGGCAAGTACAGGATTTTGATCATCTTGCATATCTTTGGAACTCTTTTAGTAAAGACGAAGAATCTGCCTGTGAAAATGTCGGACAAACTTTACGTTCACGACTAGGTTTGCCGATAGTAGACATGAATGCAGATCAAAGTGCATTTTTTAAACATCATTATAAAGCAGTGCATCGTAATATGGGAACAACGATGACAGAACTAGATGTAATTCGAAGAGTCGAAGGTTGGTAATGACTAAAAGCGTATTTTTAAATTCTGCAGAAGAAGCAAAATCTAAATTAGGTCCCGCACTGTGTTTGGCTAAGTGGAAACAAGTTAGCTTACATTTACCCACAGGACTTAACAACAGTTGTTACCACCCACCGTTACATAAAATTGATGCGGCGTTGTTAAAAGATAATCCCAGTGCATTACATAATACACCTTATAAAAAAGAGCAGCGTAAGATTATGTTGCGTAATGAACGCCCACAAGAATGTAGTTACTGTTGGACTCAGGAAGACTTAGGCAATTTAAGTGATCGACATTATCGCAGTGGTGAACCGTGGGCAGCAAAAGATTTTGAATCAATAGCTAGTTCTTCTGGGGAGGAAGACGTTCTTCCCTCTTACGTGGAAGTTAATTTTAACAATGCTTGTAATCTTGCTTGTAGTTATTGCAGTCCTCAGTACTCTAGTACGTGGGCCACTGACGTAGAACGCCATGGCGCTTTTCCTACTAATCCTCCGCACAATGATCCCAGCCATTTTACCGGAGAAAGAAAAGTTATTCCTGCAAGAGAAGATAATCCCTATGTGGATGCTTTTTGGTCTTGGTGGCCAAAATTGTATCCTGAACTAGAACATTTTCGAATGACTGGCGGAGAGCCGCTCATGGATAAGAACACATATCGAGTATTTGATTATGTATTGGAAAATCCTAGTCCCAAATTGCATTTGAATGTTACCAGTAATTTTAGTGTAGAGCCTAAGCTGTTTGAGAAATATCTAGATTATGTTAAACGATTATGCGATAATGATCAAATTAAAATAGAACATTTTATGCAGTATGTCAGTTTGGATGCACTATTCCATAAAGCTGAGTATATCAGACACGGACTTGATTTTACAATGCTTTGGGAAAACGTAAATAGATTTTTAAATGAAGTTCCTAATCGTAGTAGTTTAACATTTATTATTACGATGAATAATCTCAGTGTCACTAGTTTTAGGCAATTGATGACGTCTGTGCATGGACTTCGAGAAATTTACAGTAAAACATATCAACGTGTGTGGTTTGACACACCTATACTTAGGAAACCCGAATGGCAAAGTTTACAGTTGCTGCCAGAAAGCTATACTGATGAATTAGAACTGGCATGGAGTTTTATGTTGAAGAAAATAGAAACTCCCGAGCATCCATTTAAAGGTTTTAAAGACTATGAACTACAACGATTACAAAGAGTGATAGATTGGATGAAGGAAGGTAGCAAATTAGATCCGTCTTATGTTAAAATACAAAAGTCAAATTTTTACAAATTTTTTAACGAACACGATCGAAGAAGAAATACTAATTTCCAGCTAACATTTCCAGAAATGTCGGAGTTTTGGAAAGATTGTCAATACCATGCAAAAAATCAAAATTAATTCACTGCAAGGAGAAGATTTAAATTTCTTTAGTTGGTACCCTACTAATTTTGATATCACTGAATACACATCATACGATGATTTGCTATCATCGGACGGTGCGATTCTTTTAACTAAAAATATTCTAAAAAAATACGGTATACCCGATTGTAACAAAATTTTTATATTAAGTATGTTACAAGAAGGAACAAATACGGTAGTAGATACTTTACACGGCTATAACTGGTCAAACCAAACAACATGGCCATTTATATTATCTTCAGGAGATTTACACAGTGATGTAGATCATTTCAATGTAGACATATTTAAATTTATATTAGGAAATACCACTGATGTGTTGCATGAACGCGACTCGGGGATATGTGAAAATGTTTTTGAAAGAAGAAATAAGCCTTTTTTATTTAATTTTCTTAACGGTGTTAACAGGCCACAGAGATCTTCTCTGATTGAAAAATTAAACAAAAAAAGTCTATTAGAAAAAAGCTTGTGGTCAGCTCTATATGACAACAAATTTTTGCCCGACGACTATTGCTACCAAGTTAATAAAGATACTGTAGTCAACGGAAAATATATTTTTGATGATTGGCCTGACGGACAACTTTTTTCAAATTTATTCGAAGACAGTTACTTTAGTGTAGTCACAGAAACTAATTTTTATCTACCTTATAGTTTTAGGACAGAAAAAATTTACAAGCCTATTAAAGTAGGACATCCTTTTGTTGCAGTTGCAAATTATGGATTCTACAGAGATTTGCATAGCCTTGGATTTAAAACTTTTAATCATTTAATTGATGAATCTTTTGATTTGATAGATAATAACGATGATAGACTAACTCGAATTGCAGACGTAGTTGAAGATTTGTGTAAATCTAACTTAGAAGAATTTTTATCAGCAGCCGAACAAAATTGTCGACATAATAGGGAATTATTGATGTCGACAAAAACTCCCAACGAAGACTTTGATCTAGTAAATAAATTTTTAATGAAATTCGAACAACATGCCAAGAATAAACAATGAAACAGACTTAGAATATAAACGTAGAGTTATTGATATTAAATCGAATAGCTTTTGCGGAGCCAAATGGTATAATGCTACTATCTGGTTGGGTAGTGGTCAGACTACAAGTTGTCATCACCCCTTACCGCACAAGGTAGAAATTGACGATGTCCAACGAAACCCTAAAGCACTGCATAATACACAGAAAAAGAAAATGGAACGGGAACAGATGCAGAAAGGGGAAAGACCTTCGGGCTGCGAATACTGTTGGAAGATTGAAGACATGGGCAAAGATGCAGTCAGTGACCGAGTGTATAAAACAGTTATCTATGACGACAAGGATTTGAACTATGCATATGCAACTCCGGCAAGCACTGACATTGACTTGCAAACTCTTGAAATTGCTTTTGATCGTACTTGTCAGTTTGCTTGTAGTTACTGTAATCCTGCGTTCAGCAGCACCTGGGTAAATGATATTAAGCGCAACGGGCCATATACTAATCTTATCAGCGACGGCAGAAATCATTTTACTCATACTCATGACAGCAGTCAATTGTATAAATTCGGTGAATCTAATCCTTATGCGGAAGCATTTCACAAATGGTGGGAAAGCGACTTACATAGAACATTGAAAGAATTACGTATCACCGGCGGTGAACCTTTGATGAGTGCAGAGACTTGGAAATTGATCGATTGGTTTAAAACAAATAAAGGAAGAAGTAAAACTAGATTGGCAATTAACAGCAATTTAGGTTATCAAGTTGATATTGATAGATTGATTGACAGTGTAGATGGGTTAGAAATAGATTTATATACTAGCAATGAAAGCGATCACGACCAAGCTGAATATATACGAGATGGGTTAAATTATACTCTGTGGCTGGAAAATGTCATGAAACTTGCAAACAGTAAAAAGTTTCGAGGACTACATGTAATGTGTACAATTAACGCATTATGTCTTGACACATTACCTGATTTCTTAGATACTCTAGTAGATTTAAAGAAAGAATTTGGCCGAGACTATCCCAACTTTACTTTAAACATTTTACGTTTCCCTAGTTTTCAAAGCCCATTGGTGTTGCCTGATAATATTAAATCAAAATACAAAGATCAGCTGGTTAATTTTATTGTTCGACATAAAGGGTATAACTATTTACATGAACATGAAATAAATCATTTACAGCGCCTAGTGGACTATTTGGATGTTGTAAAAACTCCGCACAGTGATGCATTTGAACTGTCCAAATTACGCAACGATTTCAAACAATTTTACACACAATATGATCAACGCAGAGGCAAAGATTTCTGCAAGACATTTCCTGCTTTGGCAGATTGGTATAAGGCATTATAATGGCAGACGATTTAAACGATTATTACAAAAACTATAACTACGGTGGTCGTAAACCCATCTACATCAAAGAGGAAGATCTGCGTACAGATCAACTTGATAAACTAATCAAAAGCGATGTGTTCTGCATTATCCCATGGATCCATATGCATGCCTTTCCCGACGGTCGTGCTTACCCTTGTTGCTTAAGTGAACCTCAACATCCAATTGGTAGTTTGAATCATACTAGCATGAAGGAAATTTGGAATGATCAGCCTCTTCGTGACATGCGAAAGAACATGCTTGAAGAAAAATCTTGCAAAGAATGCACAAAATGTTATGAACAAGAACAGTCAAAGCTTTTTAGTATGCGTGAGAGTTCCAATAAGAATTTTGGGCATCATATCGGCTTAGTCGATCAAACTAAAACCGACGGAACATTTGAAGACTTTAAACTACGGTACTACGACATACGTTTTAGCAATCTTTGTAATTTTGCTTGCAGGACCTGCGGTAGTATATTTTCTTCCAATTGGTATGCCGACGAGAAAAAAGCAGGTTGGGATCCACAACACCCAGTAATTATGTATGCAGGCCGCAACGAGGATGATATGTGGGAACAGATGCAAGAACATATCCCTCATTTAGAGCAAATTTATTGGGCCGGGGGTGAGCCTTTGATTATGAAAGAACACTGGAAAGTTCTTGATGAACTTGTGAAACGCGAAATGTTCCATGTTCGTTTAATATATAACACAAACTTCTCAGAGATGAAATTCAAGAGTCGAGAAGTGTTTGAAATGTGGAAGCTGTTTGATTGTGTTAGTATTGGCGCAAGTCTTGACGGTAATTATGCTCGGGGTGAATATATTCGTAAAGGGCAGGATTGGAAACAAACTGTTGAGAATCGTGAACGTATGATCGAAGTTTGTCCTAATGTGGATTTTTATGTTAGTAGCACAGTCAGTATGATGAACGTTTTACATATAACAGACTTTCACCGTGAATGGGCAGACTTAGGTCTACTACGCCCAATGGATTGGAATATTAACATTTTGCAGCATCCACATCGATATCGAGTTGATGTTTTGCCACAGCATCTTAAAGAACAAGCTAAAGCAAAGATTGAAGAACATCTCGAGTGGTTGAGACCACTTGATTCTCTACAACGTGCAACCAGTGGATATGAGGGCGTTATCAACTTTATGATGCAACAAGACAGCACTTATTTGATCCCAGAATTTTTCAAATACAACAATCTAATAGACGATGTTCGCAAAGAAGACTTTTTCAAAGTATTTCCTGAACTAACAGACTTGAAGAAATATGGAACTTCCTAACACAATCTGTATGCTGCCATGGATCAGCATTGAAACTAGTCCAATGGGCACTGCAAGACCTTGCTGTCTCGCACAAGAAGAAATAACAGATGACACCGGCAATAAATTTCAGTTAACTGAAGTAACATTGACTGACATTTATAAAAGTAAGTATATGCAAACATTACGTCAGCAATTTCGCCGCGGCGAAAAACCTGAAACTTGCAACAGATGTTGGGAGGAAGAAAATGCTGGCCGAGATAGCAAGCGTATTCACAGTCAAATAAGATTTAAAGAATTTACCAAAACTAAAACCATCGATGAGTTAAACACTCTAATAGATTGGCAAAATGACACACCCGATCAACTTTGGTTCATTGACTTAAAATTGGGAAATATTTGTAATCTTAAATGTCGTATATGCGGCAGCTGGTCTAGTAGTAAATGGGCTGCTGAAGAAATGGATTACTTGCCGCCAGAAGTTAATAAAAAGACACATATTGCATACCAATGGCTGAAACAAGGAAAATGGCCCGAAGAAAGTTCTGCTTTCTGGGAAAACTTAAAAACACTATTGCCACAAATAAAGTATTTTGAATTTACTGGCGGTGAGCCTTGGCTAATCGAAGAACACTGGGAATTATTACGCCACGCAGTAAACACCGGCGATAGTAAACATATTGATATACACTACAATACCAATGCCACAGTTAATTCCTTGGGCGTAGAAAAATCTGCGTTATGGAATCATTTTGGTCGTGTTGATATTGCTTTTAGTGTCGACAATGTTGGTGATAGGTTCGAATATGAACGATACGGAGCTAAGTGGGAAGACGCTAATGAAATAATCGACGGAATACATTTTGCTAAAAATGTAGATACACCTAATATCACTACTCAACTTTGTTTCACCATTAATATTCAAAATGTCTATTACTTAGATGAACTTCTAGCTTGGGCAGACACTAAATCTTTTGATAGTGTATATTTTAATATGTTACACAGTCCTAGTCATATGAGCATACAGAATCTAACACCTATTGCAAAAGACTTGGTATTAAATAAATTAAAAACTACATTTTGGATATCTAATAGATATCAACAAGAAATTGATAATGTTATTAAATTTATAGAAAACGGCACAGGCAGTGACGGTAAAGAATTTCTTAAAAAAATGAAACGAACAGATGAATACCGTAAACAAAATTTTATGAATACACATTCAGAGATAGCAAAGGCTATGGGATATGAATGAACAATTTACTCTACTAGATAGTTTTGCTTCACCAGTTATAAAACTAGCCAGGGCAAATAAAAAGACAAGTATTCAACATGTATCCAAAGATACGGTGGAATATGTGTATAATAGTCAAGGTTATCGAACAGAAGAATTTGATACTATATCGGATAGTTATGCAATAGCCATTGGGTGCAGTCATACTGAGGGAGTAGGCCTCCCATATGAATTTGTGTATAGTAATCAGTTAAGTCGTCGACTAGAATTGCAAGTGATTAATTTGGGCGTAGCATCATCTGGTGCGATGTTTGTAAAAAAGAATATTTTTTCTTGGGTTAACAATATTCAAAAAGCTCCAAAATTTGTGGTAGCACAATGGCCCAATCCCCATAGGATGTTTGTATATGAAAAAAATGTTGCACATTTTGAATTAGTACACTCTCCGTCGCAGTGCTTAATTCATCATGCAATAAAATTGTCTGAAAACAATCTATTAGAATCTTGGGTGTCTTCAATAATTGAAGCTAATACTATTCTCAGACTTTTAAACATTCCATGTTATAATATACATTTCCAAAAAGCGGATACGTATTCAAAAGAAATACAAGAAATTTTAATTAATAATAAAATTGAAATGCATTTCAATGATTCATGTAATTCAATTTGGGACTTAGATAGTAATGCTTTTGATAAATCACATCACAGTACTCAATGCCATGAACAATGGGCAGACAGATTAATTAACATAATTCATGAATAAGCCGATTACTCTTTGTCTTGCACCATGGACACATACATATCTGAGTCCACAAACTGAACGCAGAATGTGCTGCGCCAGTCGTGAGCCCGCACAGAATTTTAAACAGTATATTGATACTACTAACGGATCTGGAAAATATATACCTATCACACTGGACGAGCATTGGAATAGCGAGCATATGAAGTCTGTGCGCCTGCGTATGATGCGTGGGGAAATCCTACCAGAGTGTGAAGTATGCAACGATAAGTTGTTGAACACATCTGTTTACCGTAGTTATTTTAATCAATTGTTTGGCCATAAGTACAATGAGGCAATGGAAAAGACACAGCCTGACGGTTCAACTGATATGAAGCCTGTGAGTTGGGATTACAGATTCAGTAATCTTTGTAATTTCAAATGCCGCATGTGTGGAGACATGTTAAGCAGTGCTTGGGAAAGCGAGCAACGACAGCACAACATGATCAATTGGCATGATCCAAAAAATAACTGGATGCAGCCTGAAGTTAAAAAACAAATTGAACAATTCCAAGACACACAAATTGAGGCAGAGTTCAGTCAAGCCGTTGAAGAACACCGCGTAGAGGAAGTATATTGGGTAGGCGGTGAACCTCTCATGTATGAACAACATTGGAGATACATGCAGAGGATAATAGAACTAGGAGACGGTCCAAATGTTTATGCTAGATACAATACAAACTTATCAAGAATTAATTATAAGGGCATTAATCTTTACAATGATATTCTCACTGGGCTTCGTGATTGGCAGATTTGTGCAAGTATCGATGGCACGGGTAAAATTGGTGAATACATTAGAACAGGCCTTGACTACGATGGATGGCTTAAAAATTTCCGTCAAGGAGTTGCAATCGCTAGTCACAGACGTCAGATGCGAATTGACTTTACGCTCACTTTGCCCGGCATGTTCGAAGTTACTAATATCCAGCGACTTGCAGAAGAAGAAAAAGTCGATATTCTCGCGAAAGTAATTTTTAGTTTTAGCCCGGACATAGTTATGTCACCTTTATCTCTTCCCAGGAATCTACTAGATCCTTGGATAGATGAAATCATACCCGCAGTAGGCGGCGCTTTAAAGGATATCCTTGTCCAGCTAAAAACTAGACCTACATTTCAAGAACAGTGGCCCGATCAATATCAATCGGCCATTGCAAAGGGTAAGTTTCGTATGCTACAATTAGAAAATATCAGACAGGACAAATTTACAATGCGAGACATTTTGTCTAATAGACCACAAGTACTAAAATGGTGGGACAGTATCAATGAATAAAGTTAAAATTGTTTATAGAAACCCATTGGAAAAATATCAAACCATTGATTATACTTTAGAAGTATTTGACAATGAACTAGCAAATAATTGGTTCGCTGCACTGCAAAACCTTTTACGGGAACAAAAATATCTAGAAAAAAACTTTTGCTTTTTAGGTTTTCCCGACAGCCCGCGAGATTTAGAATATATCTGTGGAGAATTGCGGTGGGCTAAAAATGAAATAAATCAATTTTTTCGAGGTGAGTATGAAATTGAAGAAAATTATTTCCCGGGAGATTTGCTATTAGATAATATAAACCCAAATCAAGATTTGATGAATAAACTACACAATCATTTTGAAGTTCTGCAAGGCACAGTATGGGGATTGAGTGATTGGTATAAACGTGCAGACTATACTACAAAATTTGCCATACGGCAACTAAACAATCTGTGTCACGAAGCTGAAAGTTTGATGTTAAGTCAAAAAAAGAAAATAGAAGCTCCGCAGTGGATCAGACCCAGTCAAATTACTACATTTTTGAATAGTCCGAGATTTGAATTTCCTACAAACCTGAAAAAAACATTTGATAAATCTTGCTACGATAGAAAATTTGGATATGTTTACTTACACTGGACACAAATAGGAAAAACACTGTTTGAAGTTTTCATTGACGAGCAAGGCCGAGATATAGATCAATCAGTTTGCGAAGCTATTACCCATTTGCGTTATTACAGCGGAGAATTTGACATAGAATGGTCAAGGGATGTTACCTATGCAGGCGATTATCCTTGGCATAAAATCAGAATGGATCAGTTTTCTGAATGGTTAACAAAAAATGGTTTTGATCATAGTAATTCAGAATACAATTTTGGATACCATGAAGTGGGCAAGATAATAAACTTGCAAGATCCTGAATCTGAATGGTCTGCGCTTAGTAAGCATTTGGACATATTTAAAATTGAAGCAGGCGATGTATCAGCTGAATTCGATTATTCCTGGGCCGATAAAGACTATTATGATCAGCAGATTTTGAGATTAAAACCAGGTTACGATTATAGCAGTAGTTTGCTCAATAAATAAAAATATGAAATGGCTTAAAAATTTATATTATCGAATAGTTCTAGAAATCCGATATCGAAAAAAACTTAAAGAACTAAGAAAAAAAGATCCGTTTATTTACAAATGAATATACTAGGTATATCTGCAGGGTTTCATGATGCTGCTATATCAGTTATTGATTATCACGGTGATATAATTTTTGCCGGCCACAGCGAACGTTATTCTAAAATAAAAAATGATCCAAATTTAAGTCCGGGTTTACTCAGAGAAATCACGCATTTAAATATTCAACAAGTTGCATACTATGAAATACCATGGTTAAAGCAATCACGGCAACTGTACAGCGGCCAAGGCATTGAATGGCGAAAATTAACGACTAAACAAATTCTAGTAGATCAAATTGGAAAAAAATTTTCACGTTATCCTGGCTCTAACATAAGTTGCTTTAGTCATCACAAATGTCATGCCGCCGCAGGGTTTCAAACCAGTCCATTTGATCGCGCTACAGTAGTTGTAATTGATGCTATTGGCGAATGGGATACTATTAGTATATGGGCAGCAGAATATGTCAACGGTGTTGCAAAGTATACTAAACTTTGGAATCAAAAATATCCGCATAGTATCGGATTATTTTATAGCGCAATGACAGAACGTGT